GACGAAGAGCCAACTGCTTTACAGTATATCCTTATTGATGGAGCGATGACCGAATCGATACGGCAGGCGTACGAAGGCAACATCGATTACGACGATCAGATATATATGCCCGTAATCTTCGGCGCCCCTTGGCCCAAATATCCTCTCGTCGTATGCGATGAGGTACAAGATCTGTCGCCGATCAATCATGTTATGCTCGAGCGCCTGATCTATAAACGCGTCATAGTGGTCGGCGATCCATATCAATCGATCTACGGCTTTCGCGGCGCTGTCTCCAACGGTATGTGCCAGCTCGTTAAACGGTACTCGATGTACGAACTCCCATTGTCGATGACATTCCGCGTTCCGAAAAAAGGAGTCGAACGTGCCAAAAGCCGTGTCCCACAATTCCGCGCCCCCGAGTGGCAAATCGAGGGAGATATCAATCACCTTGAGCCGTGGGGACCAGAACATATCCCTGACGGTGCCGCAATTATCTGTCGGAATAACGCTCCGCTTTTTACATGTGCGCTTAGGCTCCTTAAGGCCGGCCGATCGATCAAGCTTGTTGGAATGGATATTGGCCCCGGACTCGTCCGAATAATGCGCAAGCTCGGTCCCGCCAGTATGTCCCGCCGCGACATTGGATTCGCCCTCGACAATTGGCTCAAGCGCGAGTTGGCGAAAGCGAAAGCGGAGCACGTTGTATTCGAGAAGTACGAATGTCTCTCGGTATTATGCGAGAGGGGTGACAACCTCGGGCAAGCGATCGCATTCGCCGAAGATCTATTCAAACGAAATGGCGCGATACAACTCCTTTCGTACCACAAGGTCAAAGGGTTGGAGTACCAACACGTGTTTGTTCTCGATTCCTGGCGATGCCCCTCGAAGTGGGCGCGCCCTGATACGGAGGAATGGGAGCAAGAACTGAATTGCATCTACGTCGCGGAGACAAGGTTTAAGGAAACGATGACATTCATTAACTTGGAGGACTTCGATGCCTAAGCGCGATATCATGCGGGAAGCTCTCGGTGAACTTATCGAAGAGTTTTTGATTAAGGCTCGTGATGAGGGCGACGCATATCTCGATAAAGCAAAGATTGTACTCGAGGCCGATGGGCATGTTATAGTTTTCAGAAACAATATAGATCGAGATGTTTACAATATCAAAGTAAGTCACTCAGGATGGAAGGCAACACGATGAGAAATATATCAATAGCCACCGGCCTCGCCATCTCCGTCGTCGCATCCGCCGCAATTGTTGTCGGCGAGCCCTACGGCGGTACCATCCCTCCGCTCGCCGCTCCAGGTCTCGTCGCCACATCCGACGCAACCGAGGTGTGCGATACTCATGGCGGTACATATAGTAAACGCCACCGCGCTACATCCTACGAACTTAAACATGAGATATTTATGCGGGATCTCGGTTATATCCCAACCGGGAGGGAGCGCGTATCATGGGAAATCGATCACCGCGTCCCATTATGTCTCGGTGGCGCGGACGAAGCCCCGAATCTCTGGGCGCAACAGAACTTCCACTCAAAAGACGAAGATGAAGCGTGGGCCTGCCGCGAGGTATGCCACGGAGCGCTGCCTATCAAGGTGGCTCAAGCGTGCTTCATGGCGGATCTGCGGGATTTATCACACTGTCTTGGGAGGAAGTGATGGCCGCGCCGGGCGATACGGAAGGCGCGTTCGCCGACGTGCTGGCGGCTCTGAACGCCACGCCAACGAACCCACCCGCACCAATGAATGCCACCGCCGTCATACCGGAGCCGACATCAGTTGTGTCGACGAGTTGAATAATGTTGTTGACATGGTCGATGTGTATGGCGCATCATACACCCGATACCACAACCAAATCAACGGAGTTTCAAATGCCCAACATTACTATCGCCGGCCATCAGTTCGAGGTTCCCGAGGGCGTTTTGGCCAAATACGATAACTTCATGCACCCCGACGCACCCGACGGCCTTCGGCACACCGTCCGCCAGATCATCACCGAAAATCTCCGCAATAACTTCGCCAAGAAGGTGAAGGACAAGGCGAACGGTGGAAAACTGGCTCCCGACGCTCACGCCGCCCTCCAGACTGAGTTCAATACCTACGCCGACAAGTACGAGATGGGTGTTAGGTCGGCGGGCAGCGCCGTCCGTGTTGTCCGCGATCCGCTCGAGAAGGAAATGCAGGCGTTGGCGAAAACCGCCATCCAGAAGGCCTACTTCGCCAAGCACGGCGAGAAGGTCGGAAAGGAACAGCTTGCGGCCGCGGTCGAGAATCTCCTCTCGGCCAAGCACGATGAGTACGAGAAGAAGGCGCGGGCCATTCTCAAACAGCGGGAGTCGGTCGGGACGGAAGATCTCGCGGCCGCAGGGCTCTAACGCCGCGAGTGTGGGCCGGCTGTTTCATCGCGGCAGCCGGCCCACGTTTTCCTTTCTGGAGGGAATATGAACGAAGAACAAATTTTAAATAAAGCATTAAAGACCGCAATGGAAAGCTCTGCAGAAAATCATTCTGAGAACGATTACATTACTGTTCATTTAGTCACATTGCGTCAGATTATTAAGTCGGCTATGCGTAAAGCTCGTCGCGAAGCCTTGAAAGGAAACTGAAATGCCACTCAAATCTGGTTCATCGCGCAAGACCATTTCATCCAACATTCGCACCGAAGCGAATGCGGGCCGGCCGCAGAAGCAGGCGGTCGCGATCGCGCTGTCGAAGGCGGGGAAGTCAAACAAAGGTAAAAAACGTTGAGCGATAAACCCACGCGAGCGCCCTCGGAAGAGGCACAGAAAGCCGCCAATCAAGTGTTTATCTGCACGATGGATCGAGATACGCGAGAGAACATCACGTGGGCACTCGACGCCTTCGCCGCCCAGCACCTCTCCGCTGCGCACCTCGTCATCGAGGCGGTGCGCGAATGGGAGAAATCGCTCGCGTACAAAGGCGATATACACGAAACATTCAATGTGGCCAGAGATGGCATCGATGGTCTTAAAAACGCCCTCGCCGAATACGACCGCACCGCTGCTGGGGTTGCTACTGAGCACCGGATTAGCATGACGATAGCACCTTCCGCGTTCCTCGATCCGAATGAGGAAGTGGTGGAGGTGGCGGCGCAAGCGTCTTATGAGCGATACCAGTTCTTGTGTGGTCCAGCGTTCAGGCCGTGGGGCGAAATCCCGCTGACCTCCCGCGAGATTTATATCGAAGCGCAGCGCGCCGCCCTCCGCGCCGCTGCGCTGAAGATAACCGGAAGATGAGCCGTGGCCGACCTCTCAAGGGCACCGTCGCCGTCAGCCAAATCCCCGAATTACTCGAGTACTGGAACGCGGCTGCCGCATCAACTCTTGGTATCCATATCGCCTCGAAGCGTCCCAACATCCTGTTACAAAAGTTGTATATGGCTCGGCGCGAGTGTGGACACAACGCATACAACGGTTTCCGACTTGTTGAGCGGCCAGATGCAGTTTGGATTGTGAGGCGTGATGTTTGAACGGCGCTCTGGCACAAAACATATTTATACGCTCAAACCAGGTGAGGATTGGTTTATCTATCAAAACAAGATCGTAATAACTCATCCAACGCACCCTCCGAAAGTTGTTAACCCCGACGGCACGACAACCGAGATCGAACCGACATGGCCGGAAAGCTGACTCGCCACCAAATTCTCTTGTATGCCGGCGACATGGAGCGCCTCCGGGCCATATATCACACCCTGACGCCGACCGCTGTGATCCGAGATCTTGTGCGCGGCCATTGCGATCGTGTCGAAGCGAAACTGCTGGAGAACAAAGATGGACACCATAGCGGAACTGTTCGCGAGAGATCCATTGAAGTACCAGGAGGGTGATATCGAAGCGATAATCGAGGCGCAGCGCGAAGCCCGCCGGTTATACAAACAAAGCGGGAAGCCAGTGTCATCGACGAAGCGAGATGTGGACCTCGGGGATTTGGGGCTTCTGTGATGGATACATCTATCGCTGAATCACCATTCCTCGCCGACGGGCGCCAGTGGGCATGGAACTCATCGTCCCTCAAACCCGCCAAGGAATGCGCCCGCAAGTATTACTACGAAGTTATCTGCGGGTACGTCACCGCCGAGGAAAACGTCAATTTAATCTTCGGCGGCATCTACGCCGGCGCCCTCGAATTGTATCACTCCGTCCGCGCCGCTGGCACAAGTCACGAAGGCGCGGTGTATGACGCCGTCTCATATGCGCTTGGTCAATCGTGGGATAAACTCGACGCCAATTTATTGCGTGACTTGCCAGGTGCCGCCCGCAACAAGACCCGCGAGCATCTAATCCGTTCAATCGTATGGTATCTCGATGAATACGAAAATGACTCCTGCTCAACTATCATTCTTGCTAACGGCGATCCTGCCGTCGAACTCTCTTTTAAGTTTCAGTACTCGGATGAGATCTGGTTCTGTGGTCATATCGATCGGCTTGTCAACTACGCCGGAGATCACTATGTCCAAGATCAAAAGACTACTGGAGCTACTCTCGGAGCTTGGTATTTCAAGCGATATAACCCCGACAACCAAATGAGTTTGTATACTGTCGCCGCCGAGATAGTGTGGAAGGCGCCGGTTAAGGGTGTGATGATCGATGCGGCACAGATCGCTGTCGGGTTCACACGGTTTGAGCGCGGTTTCACGTTCCGTACCCCAGATCAAACCGCCGAATGGCTCCGTGACGCAGAATATCACATCCGATTGACGTGGCAGGCAGCAGAAGCGGGGTGGCCGATGAATGATTCGAGTTGCCAAAAGTATGGAGGGTGTCCCTTCATCGATGTGTGCTCCAAAGCGCCGTCCGTGCGGCAGGATTATTTGGACGGCGGCAAGTATGTGAAACGCTTTCGTAACCCGTTGGATGTACGCTGATGCCACTCCCTACATTCGATGAAGTAAATTATCAATTTGCTTATGCTCCTGGTTGTACGGAGATTAAATGATGCCACGCGCCTCGGAACACATATCATCGTCGATACAGAAATTGCTCTATATCGGCGATAGCGCCACAGGTAAAACAACATCATTATTCTCCCTCCTCACCGCCGGTTATAAGCTCCGCATCTTCGATTACGATAATCTCCTCAATCCATTAATTTCTATGGCGCGCGGCAAGGCGCCCGAGCTTTTGGATAACATCGAGTTCATGTCGTTCCGGGATGAGTATATGACAACGGCAGCCGGCCCGATAGTCCCGTCCCCGCAAGCATTTACTCTCGGCCTCAAAGCGTTGGATAAGTGGGAGGATGGATCGCGGCCACGTGAGTGGGGCGATCGTACCATCGTCGTGCTCGATTCATTCACGACGATGAGCCGCGCCGCATACTTCTGGGCCAAAATGATGCAGGGCGCCGGCACGTTCGCCGAGGGCGTTCCGACCAAGGGCTATCGCCCCGAGCAGTCGTACCACACCGCGCAACAGGCGATAATGAATGTCGTAGCCCTCTTGACTGCGGACAATTTTCGGTGTAACGTGATCGTTATCGCACATTTGAAGTATATGGAGAGGGATGGGGCCGTGAAAGGATTTCCTGTCGCCGTCGGCTCCGCCATTTCCCCTGAAATCCCAACCTATTTCCCCGCTGTAGCCCTAGCCACGAAGAACGGCGACAAGCGGGTGATCCGAACTCGATCTACTAACATGATCGATTTAAAAGATCCACGGAGTTTCGACCGCAACCTCGCGGAGGAACTGCCGATGGACACAGGGTTAGCAACGTACTTCTCAAAACCATGAAAAACGACGGCTGGGACTATCTGCGTATGTTAGATGAGAAAGAATTGCTCTCAATTATCGCCGACCCTGATGTACCTTCGTCAATTAAAATGAAGTGCTGTCACAAGTTAATGGATAAAGCCATCATCGAATCACTTGATCGCAGAATGGCCAAGACGTGAGTGGCATTGTAACCGCGTCCGCTGGTGGAGGGGCTCCCATATCTCACCCTCGCGACCAGCATCCATACCCACAATAGGAGCGAAAAATGCCGAACCCCGAAAGTTTTGAAGACATCCAAAATATGTCGATCGACGATATCTCCGATATTCCACTTACACCAAAGGGCACGTATATCGTGCTCGTCAAGGGGATGCCGGAGCAAGGTACGTCGTCGCAAAAGCAGACCCCGTTTTGGCAATACAAGTTTACGGCGATTGAGGCGCTCCCTGACGTTGACCGCGACGCTTTGGCCGAGGTCGGCGGCCTCCAGGCCCTCGAATTGGAGCACGCCTTTTACCAAGTGCCGAAAGCGCTCCCGATGTTCCGTGATGCCCTCCGTGTGATGGGCTTCAAGGGTATCTCGGTGAAGGAAGCGGTCGCCGAATCGCCGGGTAAACAGCTGAAGGTGCATGTGTCGCACCGTCCCACCGACCGCCGCGACGGTACCAAGGGACTGCGCGCCGAGATCGACGCCTTCCTCGCGGTTTAACACGACGGGTTGGGGGCTTCGTGCCCCCGCTCTCGCTTCGGAGATCCCTTAATGAGTAAACCATTCATCGAATTATCTGATGATGAGCTTCGTGCTGAATTTGAAATTTGGGATCTTAAGGTCCAAGAGGCAACTGGTTGGGCTGCCATGATGCAAGCGGTAAAGTGGCGTGACGCTTGTGAACGTATAATGTTTGAACGTGGTATGATTGACAAACTTAATCCAAGCATTCGAGCCGGTTAATGTCCATCCTCATTTCCTCCATCACCGTCCCAGAGCACCGACAGCGCCGCGAAATCGGAGACATAAATGAGCTGGCGGACTCTATTTCTCGTCTTGGTCTCATTCATCCTGTTGTCGTTGATCGCAATAATTGCCTTATCGCTGGTTTTCGACGATTTTCAGCAGTTAAGGCTTTGGGCTGGACTCATATTGATTGCACTTATACCGATGAGCTTGACCCTTTGGTGCTCCATTTAATCGAACTTGAGGAAAATATAAAACGCAAGGATCTAACGTGGCAAGAGCGCCACGACGCGATAATCGAGTACCACCGGATTCGCAAGGAACAAGATCCAAATTGGACGGAAGCACGAACTGCGTCGGCAATCGGTATTGCTCGCCCAACAGTTACGCAACACACTACGGTTGATAAACTCCGTGATAATCCCCTCGTTCGAAATGCTGACGGCTTCCGTACCGCATTAAATAATGCGACCCGTATCTTGGAACGACGGGCGGCGGACGAGGCCAATACACACGGGTTGATCGGCAACCAATACACATCACCATTCATCCACGCCGATTTCCACGCTTGGAGCGAGACCTATAATGGTCCTAAATTTAATCTTATTCACTGCGATTTTCCTTATGGTATTAATAGTCATAATTCCCGGCAAAACCCAAGCGGATATGACGATAGTATTGAAACTTACTTTAATCTTATCAGGACTCTCAGTATTAATCTCGACCGTTTTTGTGCTCCTTCAGCCCATATCATATTCTGGTTCAGCCCAACCTACTTCTGCCAAACCTGGGAACTCCTCAAGCTTCTCGACGGATTTAAGTTCGACGAACATCCCCTTATATGGGCACGGGATGATCAGCGAGGGATCGCTCCGGACGCACAAAGGCGTCCCAGGCGTGTGTACGAAACCGCTTTCTTCGGATGGCGTGGAGATCGCCCACTGGTGCGAATGAAGAACAACGCCTTCGTTGGCCCCTCTCCCTCCGGAGATCACGCGCATGAGAAATCTCAATCGATGTTAGAGTACTTTTTCGAGATGGTCGTTGACCCACAAACCGCCATTTTAGACCCTACGTGTGGATCGGGTTCAGCTATCCGCGCCGCCACCGCACTTGGGGCTGGTCGCACACTTGGACTCGAAGTGAATAAGGAGTTCATAAATGACGCACGACGAACCTACGATAATTGGAATCGGGGGAGACGGAACGGAAATAACGCTGTGGCTACGGGGAACTGATTCATTTGGCTTATTAGGTTCTCGTGTCGAAAAGAAGATGACCCCCGACGAAGCAATCGAACTTGCCACCCGCATCCTGATCGAGGCCCGCCATGCCAAAGCCAATCAATGATTCCCTTAAACACCTTCATTGCGCTTCAGAGGAATGTGACGCACATTATCCAGAACCAATGTATAACGTAGCGTTTGCGCTCCAAAACGCCGGCGTCGCCAACCGACCAGATTGGCGCTGCGTACGTCATATTCCTCCAGAATTATCATATCCAGTCTCGCTTCACGGCGATGATTGGGAACGTAGTGGCCGCAAAAAGGTTTCAAAAGAAGGGACACAAACGCCATTATGATCGCAAGCGAACGTATGCGGCGCTGGTACGAGCGCATTCGTAATGATCCTGTCCTATGGGCGGAACACCTTCGAAAACGTAAAGAGGCAAAAATACAACGTATTGATATAATTCCTGAAAATCCTGCCGAGGAATCAAGTTACATTGAACTTCATAAATCTAGAAAACGTTCTAAAGCCACTCCAAATGCAATTGCGGGTATATCACTCGCGCAATTAATGGCTGGTAAATGAGTCACATCGTGGTCATCGGCGAATCATGGGGCAGCGAAGAGGAAAAAGCCCGCCGGCCCTTCGTCGGCAAGACTGGGATGCTTATGAATCATTTGATGGAGGAAGCCGGTCTGCTCCCAACCGGATCGGCCCACTCTATCAACAACGATTTATGGAAGCGAATGTATCGTCGCCGCGACAGCATTTATGAAAACGCCGATATCCATCTCACGAACGTATTAAATATCCACCCTCCAGGCAACAAGATCCCCGCACTGTGTCAGAAGGAGCGCGTCGATGACCGACCAGGAATCAAAGCCGGACAATATCTCCGACGAGAATACTATGGGGAACTTGACCGCCTCGCGATGGAGCTTCGCAGTCATCGCCCTCGGATCATTATTGGGATGGGCGGTCTTGCTTCTTGGTTTCTTTTACGTGATCCCCGTATTACGAAAATTCGTGGGGCTGTAGCCGCCTCCGAATTCGGCAAGGTACTCCCTACTTTTCACCCGGCGTATCTCATGCGTGGCGCATGGAAGATGCGACCCGTCGTTATTTTCGATTTGGCTAAAGCACGACGTGAGAGTGAATACGCCGAAGTACGCCGCCCACCACGCTTCGTCCACATACCGGAGAGCCCCGATGACATATCGCGATTGTTCCCCGAACTTGAGAACGCAGACCGCCTTAGTATCGATATTGAAACGGTGGCCGATCAAATTACTTGTATCGGATTTGCATGGTCGCCGAGTCATGTCCTTGTTATTCCCATCTTCAACTGGCAAAACGAAAACAAAAGCTACTGGTCAGCGAACGAGGAGCCGGTGATATGGAATTTGATCAAATCGTTGTGCGAATTATCGGTTCCGAAGGTGTTTCAGAATGGGAACTATGACCTGCATTTCCTGTGGCGTAAATATGGAATATGCGTAAATAACTGCGCGCACGATACATTATTGCTGCACCACGCATTACATCCTGAAATGCTTAAAGGCCTGGGATTTTTGGGCAGCCTCTATACAGCGGAACCTGCTTGGAAACTAATGCGTCAAACCGGCAAAAATGCTACACTAAAAGATGAGCGCGAAGAATGAAAACTATTAAGTTAACACAAGGGTTTATTGCTTTTGTGGATGATGCTGATTTTGCTAAGGTAAATCAGTTTAAATGGTTTGCAGTAGTTACAGTTACAGGCCCAAACGGCTTTCATGTGGCAGCCTGTAGATGGACTCACGGAGAATTTCCTCGGCGACTCATATATATGTCCTATTTTGTGTTAGGAATACACTCAATTAAAGGTGGAAAACTTATAGATCATAAAAATATTAACGCATTAGATAATCAAAAAAATAATCTGCGGATAACCAATAAAAGTGTAAACGCCTATAATTCACAGAAGTATTAATGCCTCATTTGTATATTTCGAGCGTTCAAGAAACCGCTGGAAGTCTTGGATACCAAACAGACCTCGTAGCGCTGAAACGTATCTTGGTACGTTCAAAACAAAAGAAGAAGCTGAAGCTGCTGTAACCTCTTGGAGAGTTACTCATGTACGAGAAACTTGAGTATTATAAAATGCAAGACTGGCTTCGCGAAATCGCCAAATCACTTGGCATCAAGGTCGGCGGCAAGTCAGTATTCGAATTAATGGAGGAGATCCAATGCGCCTTGTCTGTAAAGTCGAGAAGTGTTCTCGAGAAGTTAAATACGGAAAATTAATGCTGTGTGAACGTCACTATAACAGACTAAGGAAAAACGGTGATGTAAATAAAGTCTATAAAATAAACCACACTATTGAAGGAACGCTTTGTTCAGAGCCTGACTGCGCGCGCTTTGCTAGTGTTAAAGGTAAGTGCAAAATGCATTATGGGCGCGAATGGCAGAAAAATAACAGGCGCCCTGAAGCAAAGGGGCTCTATAAGAGACGTATTTCAGAACACAGATTTGCAGCAGAAAAAGCACTCGGTAAACAATTACCGAGATTAGCAGTAATACATCACCACGAAGGTATTATACCTACATTAGTGATATGTCCTAATCAAGCGTATCACCTGTTGATTCACGCAAGAATGCGGAGATTAGGATGAGACTCATTATTATCGAGAGTCCATACGCCGGCGACCGAGATCGTAACGAAGCGTATCTCCGACAATGTATCCGTGACTCCCTTAATCGCGGCGAGTCCCCATACGCCTCTCACGCGATCATTCCTGGGGCCCTCGATGACTCCATTCCCGAAGAACGCGACAAAGGCATTCGCGCCGGGTACGCCTGGTGGAAAGCCGCCGACTTAATCGCATTCTACGTCGATTACGGAATGAGCCCTGGGATGCATAAGGCGCTCCAGCGGGCTAAAACGATGCAGCTGCGGACGGAAATGAGGAAGATATGCGGATAATCCAAACGCAAGACCTCTCCGCCGACGCCCCGCTCGATTATTCGGACCAATTATACGTCTACAACGGATTGGATTGTTGTATAACTTACGAAATATTGGAAAAGCTGTTACCGCAATTACGCCACGAGACACAGGCGACATACGACTTTTCCCGCTCTCTCCAAGGCGTCATTCTCGAGATGAACACCCGCGGCCTTCGTATCGATGAGGACCGCCGCCAGTCCCTTTTACGTCAGTATCGCATCGAGACAATGCAACTCGCCGATCAATTAAACCGCATTATCCGCGAGGGCGTCGGCTTCGAGTTCGAGATAACCCCTAACCGCAAGAACCCCTGGCCATCCGACCAACAATTATGCAAACTGTTTTACGATTATATGGGCATTCCCGCTATATTCAAATTGACGGATGAGGGCGAGCGCCGGCTCACGGTAGATCGCAAGGCACTCGAGAAATTGGAGGGTTACTTCTATGCAGAACCTATCGTCCGGCACCTTTACGTGCTACGTGAACACGGAAAGAAACTTAGCTTCCTTAGTTCTGCGATTGACGGAGACGGGCGACTGCGAACCAATTTCAATATTGCAGGCACTACAACCGGCCGCTTGGCATCTTCATTTTCAGACTTCGGGACAGGAACTAACCTTCAAAATGTCGAGAACCGTCTCCGCGCCATCTTCATCGCCGACCCTGGATACAAATTCTGCAACATCGACCTCGAACAATCCGACGCCAGAGTCTGTGGCGCAATCCATTGGAATCTCTTCCGCGACGACCGTTATCTTAACCTCTGCGAGTCTGGGGATCTCCACACTGGTGTTTCTCGAATTGCTTTTCGGGAACTTCCCTGGACTGGAAGTCAATCTTCGGATCGGATTATCGCTAATGGCCGCTTCTATCGTGAGTTTAGCTTTCGCGATGCTAGTAAGCGCCTCGGCCACGGTACAAACTATCAGGGCGAGCCACCGAAGATGTCACGAGAAACTCATATCCCGATCGGCGATATCATCCGGTTCCAGCAGGCGTACCTCCCGCAATTTGGATTCGAGCGTTGGTGGGAATGGGTCGGCGACCAGATCCGGTCCAGCGGTATAATCACCACGATGCTTGGCCGGCGACGAAAGTTCTTCGGCCATCCAAAAGACCCCGACACAATCCGCGCGGCAATAGCATATGAACCCCAATCCGTTACTGCAGATACGATCAACCGTGGTATGCTTAGTGTGTGGCAAGCAAATCGGGTTCAGCTGTTACTTCAAGTGCACGACTCGATTTTATTTCAGTTCCGTGAGGATGAAGAGAACGATATTGTACCGTGGGCTCTCGATCTTGTACAACAACGAATCGCTCTTAAGGGCGGCCGAGAGTTCACAATACCCGCAGAGGCCAAGTGCGGTTGGAATTGGTCTGACGACAAAGACGATCCCGACGCACTGAGGAAATGGCCCGAGACAGTACGGCGCGTCCGTGCCCGAGGATAACGTTGTTCATCTACCAACCCCACCAATTCCGCCGCCGGCCCCTGGGCGAAAATTGTCCTCGTGGGTCGCCGGCTTTTTGGAGTTGACCGATGGAATCCAATCGCCCGAGATCTTTCGGAAATGGGCCGCGATCACGGCGATTGCTGGCGCGCTGGAGCAAAAGATTTGGATTAGATCCCAAAAGGAAATTCTCTATCCAAATCTATATACATTCCTCGTCGGACCTTCCGGCTCGGGAAAAACAAGAGCTTTACGAGCTTGTAATAACTTGTGGCAAGAGCTTAGAGAATCACATTATGTCGCGCCCATTAAACTATCGAAATCATCTCTCATCGATGTCCTCGCCAAAGCCGTCCGCGTCATTCGAGGAACCGAACAATTCAACTCCCTCTTAATCGCCGCCGGCGAATTAGGCGTATTGCTCCCCGGCTATGACAGCGATTTCATGAACGCGTTAACATACATCTACGACCGGGAGAAATATGATGAGCAATTTCGAAATGTCCACAAAGGAGAACCACTGGTTATTGAGAAGCCTCAGATTAATTTGCTTGCTTGCTGTACTCCTTCCTTTCTCACTGAGCTTATGCCTGCCGGAGCCTGGGAACAAGGATTTCTTTCTCGGGTCATTATCGTTTATAGCGGGCATACTGATATCCAGCCATTGGATCTGTTGGGAGATGAAACCCAAAAGTCAAACCCTCTCGCCGCCGCACTCGCACACGACATCCGAAAAATCGGATCCGAGGACAACTACCGCCGCCTACAGTTCACCCGAGGCGCCGCCGACACTATAGAACACTGGCATATAAATCGTCACGGAGCCCCCGATCATCCACGTCTCGTCAATTACGGATCTCGCCGCACAACCCATTTATTAAAGCTATCTATGATCGCCGCCCTCGATCACTCCGACGCCGAGGTAATCACCGCCGAAGATGTATCGTGCGCACAGAATTGGCTCGCCGAAGCCGAGACCTATATGCCCGATATCTTTAAAGCGATGGCGTCCGGCGGCGACGCTCAAATCACGATGGAGCTACACCATTATATTCTTGAGTATAATACCCGAAAGGGTCAACCAGTCCCGTCGCAACAGGTATTTTCGTGGTTGCGAGTTCGGGCGCCATCAAACTCGCATATGGATATCGTCAACTTGATGATACGGTCGGGGATGATTGAGGCGGTTACGTCGGGCGGCGTGGTAGCGTATTTTGCGCGAGATCATGACAAAGGTGACTCACTCTAGCGCTTTTAGCTTCAACGCCGCCCCCTTCTCCACCAAATCATTATCCGTCCCAATCGACTGTTGTTTTATAACAGCCCGCGCAGCCTTTCGTGCAGATTCCAATAAGGAATGAATCTCTCGCAATTGTATTCCATGCGGCGCTGAGGTAGCCCTTTGGTCAGCGACAAAATCATCAAGCAGTTGTTTCGACAGAACGCCAGCATTCTTCGCATAATCCCCACGCTGCTCCGGCGTAAGTTCCACCCCATTAATCTTTTTATCTAGCGCGCCGATTCCAATATTCATTCGACGAAGATATTGCATCGTTGGGTCGTTAGCGTAGCGGTCGAATGTCATTCCACGCGCCAGCCGTGGTTGCCCGAAGATATCATAGCGATTCGGGACGAACTGGCTCGCGCCCGGCACCTTGGCGCGAAATGCATCGAAGATGTTCTCCACGTCTTTGGTATACGGATCGAATAAGTTGCGGTTAGTTTGGGAGAGTGCTGTTGAATACGGGAGCCACGACGGGAGGTAGTTATAAAGCCACTGCATCGCGAATTGCCCTGGCTCATTAACGACGCGAGAGAGATCATGTAACTCGCGGAAGAAACCTTCGTCTAATGCAGCTCGGGCGACTGCTTCGGTATAATGTTGGGCGAGTTTAGCCCAAGGGTGTGGCTCATTCGGCCGCATGTAATCGGATCGCTGTGCTTCATATCCATCGGCGGCAAACGACAGTAATCCCGATATAGGCCCAAATCCCTTATATGGAATCCGCAAGTTACCAACTTGAATCGAATACGGTACATTCCCTTCTTCGGTCCAAGCGCGATGTTGTTCCGGGTCTGGTGGGCCGTATCCAGTAATCATCCCGTTCGCCGCCCACACAGCACCCATCCCGAGCGCACTTATACCCAATAACTGTTTCGCGGCGGCGTTATCAAACGAAGCGCCGCCGTCACGCATCAACAGTTGGTTACGTATTTCTTTATCCGCGAGTCCGAGCGGCGTCATCTTGAGCCATGTCTGCCGCTGAATTTGGAAATTGATTTTGAGGAACGGAAAGAGGAAATCGCCGATCACGGACTTGTGGGCGACACGTTGGATCGCCGACGCCAGCGTATTATACTGTGATGGCTTCATATACATTTCGGTGAGGGCAGTTTGTGCCGCTTCCTCACTCATAGCGTCAGTCGGCCACTGTTGGAGTTTAGCAATACGTGCGTTTGCCGCCTCACCCTCTAATTCTTCATCAAGTGCCTGCCGCACCGCCAGTCGATTTTTCGCTTGTTCGTATCGTATCCCTTTCCCGAACTGATGAAGCGCGGCGATGTAATGCGTTGGTGTAGCAGCAGCCGGCAGCCCAATTCCCGGAGATATAAACGTCCCCATCGAATTGCCGAAACCTTTCTCACCTGGTAACGGAATGTTTTGGCCAGTACTAAACGCCTCTTTCACAAACGGTAAACTATTCTCGAAGCCGGAAATCAAACCGTGTAACGAAGCGCCGACCTCTCGCCAATAGACGCCGTCAGGACCACCCCCACGAATTTGATGTATACCTGCAGCGACCGCAGTTCCAACTGGCTCACCGACTGCGTTAATCATATTACCAATACCATAGACCACGTGAGTAAACGGCCCTGAAAGTACCGACTGCATCCAGTAGTTAAACATTGCTTGTCGAATACGCCCGCCTCGCGTATCATTGACGAAGCGACCGATCTGCCCTGGTTTCACGTCAGGGTGTGAGGCGACCAGTCGCGCCATCTGCATCAGCTGATCGTATGAGCGTCCCGTCGTCTCCCGCAGTATCGATGCGAGATCACCTCCGGTATATTCCTTCAGCGCGCGCAAGGCGTGACCTGCATACCCCCACTCCGACGCGACCGCCGACAACTTTCCTTGTATCATTTCCAGCTGTGCGATCGATTGCGCCAGTTCAAGCGCGTCGCCACCTTCAGCCGCTTGGATCATCTTATCGCGAACGTTAGTCTCCGCCCGCCGAAGCATATCCATACCGAAGCGTATCTCTTGCGACGACCAAGCCGTCCGCACCGCATCGCCATTAAGAAATGAGGGGTTTACCCCGATTGCGTCGGCGAGGTCGAGAAGCTGGCCGTCGGTTGCGGCCGTTCGCCCTCCTGTCCGCTCTGCTTGTTCCCGAAGAGCTGCGTCAACATCGTCCGGAGCTTCGACATTATCGAGTCTAAGTTCTCCGGTTTTGTCGACGAGTCGTCCGTCGGCCGGCCCGAAGCTTTCTCCTGGTCCAGGGACATCGCTTTTTGCCTTAAACTTAGCTCCGCTTGGGCTGACCGCAGAAGGTTCCGCAGCTGTTTCCTCTCGAACGGCACCAGTGTCGTCGGGTCCAGTTCGCGGAGGAACTTGATCTCCGACTGGAGTTGTTTCAGTTGGTCCGCCGGATCTTTCGGCTCTTGCTCTTCGTCGTCCATTCATTATCTCCGCGCGCATGATCTGCGCGATTTGAGCACGTTCGGCTTCGATCTCGTCGGCGGTTTTGAGTGCGTTCTCGGGGCGGGCGGTCGCGGCGTCACGCTCGTGTATATCAGCGAAGTTCGCGGCGACCTCACGCTCCGGAGCGATTACTGGCTCGTTGTGCATCGAGAGGAGACGATCGTATACACCACGAATTTGATCGTTTATCGGCGCCCTGAGTGCCCCAAGCTTTTGGTAAATCTGCGTAAGCCAATCTTTGAATTTCGCGAACACTTGAGCGAGGCGATTCGAAGGGGCGATACCTTCCATAAGGTAGCGCTCAAATCCCCTTGCGAAACGCTCATGCTGAGCGCGGGTGATTGATCCTTCAGCGCCCAGCCAGTCACGTATCGTCTTAAGGTCATCTTTAAGATCTTGCGGCGCAGCTTCATGTACTGCGTCTCGTTGCATTTCCTCAAGCCAGTTATGTGCTGACTCATGGATGAAAGTTGAAGCGTCGGCATCCTTGAATAGCGTAACTTGATTTCGTACAAGATCGAGACGCCCACGCGCATTTCCTTCTCCGGTCTGAATAAATGGATCCTCGCGTTCGTACAAGTCACGCGCCGAACCGAGTGCTCCGTTAAATCGTTTTGCACGCGCCTCATAATGTGCTTGGATCAAAGCGGCGGCAGCGCGGGCTTCCGCTTCGGGGCGGCCAGCAGCGATCAGTTGGCGGGATACATCGGCGGCGATAGTTGGACGGCGCTGAAGGAGATTGTATATTTCGGGCGATTCGGCGGGCACAACGGTGGGCGTGGGTTCCGGGGCGGTGGGTGGCACCATATCAGTCGTAGGCGGGGCCGTGGCGGGTTCGGGTGGCGGCGGCATGGCATCCCGCGCATCCCGATATGCCCGCGATACGTCCGGTGCCAGTTCCCGCATACGTGCATCAAACGCCTCGCGATCCTGTCGTAATGCCGCCATCGCTGGCGTATCACGGCGCGAGAAATTATCGTATTCCTCTCGTGCACGTTCGAGACGCCGTTTCGCCACGTTCGTCAAACGATCTTCGACACCGCCGACTTTATCGAGAATATTATCGATCCGACTTTGCAGCTCTTTATTTCGCTCCTCTCCTAGTTCATCGATCCAGCGAGTATAAAAAGCGTGCTGCCCTTGGAGTTCGTCATATTCAGCGAACGTATCCGGCGCTATTTGTCGCGCGAGGGTGTGGATATCTTGCGGCGGCGACGCAGGCGGTTCAACCGCTGAAGCTTCAATCGGAGGACCTTCTTCTGCAGGGAGGATAACTCTTTCGGCAGGTCCTGGCTGTCCGGTTGGAGCGAGAGAGGTTCGAGCGGCCTCACGTGGCGACATGCCATTACCAACTTCTTTCACAGCGCCAAGATCATTGGCGGCCTCTAGTGCTTGCAAATGCCGCCATGAGTTACGAACCACACTTCCGCCAACGCCAAATGATGCGGCACCAAGGGTTTCCTCCTCGGTAACGTGCTCGCCAGCGATAGCTTTCCGAATCGTCTCGCCGGCGGCGATCAGCGGATCAATAGCGAATATGTTGGCGAGTTGAACGCCAGTAGCAGCGAGCGCTCCTGCGAACTCGCCTGTCTTTCGAAGTGCGGCGTCGGTCGTCAGCGCCGTTGATCGCATCAGTTCATTATGAATCCCTTTTAAATTATCTTCTTGTGTCGATTGATAATCCTTTATTGGGATATTGTTGTCTTTAGCCCATTTGTCGAATTCTGGTGTTGGGCTATAGCCGTAACCCTTTTGTGCTCCCTGACCGAATAGATCAAGAATGCGGCCCGCCGACGATTGCGAGAAATACTCGTCGGCGAACGCCCCATCCCACACTGACGGCTCTGCGACCTCTCTTGGTCCGAGTATACCTTCGATCGTCTGCGGCGGCTTTGGACCGAGTAATCCTTCGATCGTATCACTCATTGAACCGCTGCCGGTTGTCCACGCGACTCATGAGGTATACCTTGTGCCTCCAACGCCTTAACCGCTGCGTCATACGAGATTCGATTTGCCCGCAGTGCCGCTCCCACCTTATCTGGCGTTGAGAGATCAAGGGCGCCGCCAGTCCGTACTGCCTCCCCGACCTTCGGCGCAAACTCTTTCAAGAACTCTTTATCAACAACATTCCCCGGCTTCTTCGGATCAAATAAATCCCGCTTGTTTTTATTCGTGCCGTTATATTCCTCAATCTTCGCGTCAACTGCATCGAGATAATCCTGCATACGCGCGAGGTCGGCAGGCCGCTGTTCCCCCTGTGGTAAAAACGCACTCGTCCCAAGTATCTGATTTTGCACAGATCGGATCTTTCGTGCCTTAAACTCTTTGAACGATTCGTCACCCTCTTTCGCCAATTTATCGTTTTGGGAAATAAGCCAATCGTGGTCTTGGCGCGTTATATCTCCCGCCGTATACGCTGAATGAACCTCTTGCATATTACGTAATTTGGTCGGGTCGTCCTCCGGCGCTGTCATTCGAGAATAAAAATTGCGTGTATTATTCTTCGACACTTCGGCGGCCGGATCTTGTTTATTCTCACGCTCGATAAAACCGACGACATTCTTTACCGCCTCAGGAGTACGGAAGCGGGTGTCGGCGAGCACTTGCGCCGTCGTCGGCCCGCCCGGTGTTCCCAACTTGCGGTAATAATCGAGCGTCAGCTTTTCATCATTGGCTTTATCGGCCTCTTGCTTCAATTTAAGCTGGTGTTGCTGATCAGCATAATCACGATTTGCGTCCTGTCGCAGTAACTTTACGGCGCGAGCAAAGCGGTCTGGATCATCCACAGGTATCTTCTGTGCAAGATCTTGTATCTTTTGGGCGAGGCCGGGGACCTGCTGATCTGGTATTTCTTCCGGTTCGCGCGGTGGTAGTGGGCGATTAACAAGAGTATCGAGTGGTTTGGCACTTGGTGTAGCACCAGTTGCCGAAGCTAGTTCAACCGTTGTAACAGGATGGACACGCGCCCGCCAGTCCTCGAAACTTTCCATACCAAGGTTTGCTTCTTGTCCCGACCCACGAGGACCTGTATTACGTTCTGGATTAGCCTTACGCCTCGCGACTGCAGCATCATATTCGGCACGTAGTCCCGTATCATTATTAGCTGTGGCCGAAGCGTGGCCTGCTGTCATATATTGTTGATAACTACCATTTCGATACATGGTCCATGGTGAGAAATCCGTGCCACCTTTACTAATTCTATATGCTAACTGCATTGCTTTATCTGGATTACCAAGTGCTTCTTTCGCTTCGGGACCATGTGCATCAGCATTAATCTGCGTAATACCATATGAATGCTCACCAATCTCATTCGCCGCGTTTGGGTTGCCACCACTCTCCGCCATCGCGGTTGCAGCCATAATATCTACAGCTGAACCAGTAAAGCCGGCGCGGACTGCAGCAGCCTTCATATCACCAAGCGACATATTACCCGATGCAGCACCGCCTTTAATTAAATTAGGATCAACACGCTTCTGTCCCTGTGGTACACCGTAGACATCTTGTGTCGCCTGTTGTTTCTCCGCTCGCGCCCTAAACTCCCGTTTCAGCGTATCGTACTCGCCAGGCAGCAACGCATCTTTGTTATGTTCAAGGAATTGGTCAGCGCCAAGTGGGTCTTTCTGCGACATCGATTGTGCCCAAGTCCGTGTCGCTTGCGCTCGCACCTTATTCAATTCGAGATCGATTTCCTCCTGTCCACCGCCACGTACTTTAACCGCATTAATCCCCGCCCGCATTGCCTGCTCAACATTCGCATTAAATGCCTGTTCATCAAGATTGGCCGCCGACGAAGCCATACCCTGCAAACCGAGTTGCTGCTGTGCGACAGCGGCTCCGTGCGCGGCTACCCGCAGTTGCTGGTCGTAGTGCGCACCAATTTGTCCTTGCCAGATACCACGCATCCGTTGTGTCTGTCGGTCAAATTCCAACATTTGTCGCTGATTCGTCAGCTTCGCACGTGCGTCATTAATTGACTTGTTCAAATTATCCCAGGCGTCCTTGCGACCATTAACCGCGTCATTCCCCTGTTTACCGAAATAGCCAACGTCGCCGGGAACGTTTGGATCGCCATGCAAGATGGTTTGTGCTTGGTTCATAGTATAATTGGCGGCATTGTCGGCGGCGACCTGATTCGTCAACCGCTGTTGTTCGAGTGCGACCGCCTCAAACTGATTACCCGCTTGCCCAAACGTTTCGCCAAGGTGCGATTCGCTACGGCCTACAGCGGCGCCAAAGGCGTCCGGGCTCGACCGAATGTCTTGGTAATCGGCGCCGGGAGTTGGCGATGGCGAGACGGTCGGAACGTTTTGGGAGGGGTATCCAGCCGCTGTGACAAGTGGCATTTAGAATATTCCCTCGGTTTGATATTTCTGCCACTTCGTCGCTACCGACGACGCGCCGCCGAGTAACGATGCCCCCGCACCATATAACCCCGCCGTCTGTGCATTCGAAGCGGTCAACCGATCCAGATGTGACTGCGCTCCAAAGTTCGATCCTTGTATATCAAATCCCCGCGCACGCAATTCTGCATTTTGCACTATATTGAGTGTATCGAGCCGGCGAGTTTCTCGAGTACCACGCACAACGTCGGCAGGCGAGCCGGTCGTCGGATCAACGCCGGCAGCCCCCTGTCCCGCAACCGCTGCGCCGACGATCGAGGCCGTTTTCATCCCCTCAGCTTCGGTCTCCGCTTGTCCTGCCTGCCGCGAGTACGTCGCATTCTGTTCCGCAATCGTTTGATTGTTTTTCGCAACTTGCGCTTGGTAGTTCGCGGACGCAGCCGCCGCGTTGCCCTGTTGTATCGCGCCGATAGCTCCGACGCCCGCCGACAACACGGTCGATCCAATACTGACGACCGCCAGCGATACTGGATCGAGGAAGCAGATATTTGGGGAATGATATTGTCCCCAGGCGTCAACGCGCATCAAGACACCATCGAGAATTTACGCAGCCAATACCCATTAAATACTTCTGGCGGATCGAATTGGAAGCCGAGCCAACGAAGCCAGCGCATCGATTGCTCATTATCCGCTTGCACAACACCGTAAATATAATGATACCGTTCGCGCAATTTTGCAAGGATTTTCTGCGAGTGCCGCACGAAAACCAATGGATGCTCGTCGGCGGCCACACAGGTATGGAGCCACACCGTCACCGAATCACCGATAATCGATCCACGAGAGATAATTAATAAACAAACGAGATCGTCGTCAATAAAGCCGGTCCACGCTTCCGCACTATTCCGAATCATTTGACACAAGTGTTCTTGCGCGCGGTTATGAGTAAACTCCTCGTAGGCCGCACGTTCTCGCTCACGGCAAGTCGCCAGCATAATTGGAACGTGATCTAACGTGGCGGGGATGATCGAAACGATCATGTTGCGATCTCGTTAATCAACGCGAGGACGGTGAACGGCATCGGATCATCCATCTGGAGACAGACACCGCCCTGTGTATTCCATACCGGATCGATAAGCATTCGTTGCTCGCCAGTTACGAGGCCGGGGACAGAATATGGTGTAACCCATTGTGTGTCCGTAGACGAGACATCAGGACGAAATCGTGTGGCAGTAGTAAATGATGAGCCAAATTTCAATCCCAACCCCGTATTCATCACGCGGGCTGTCGTAGCTATTGTTCGATTTCGTTTACTTGCTTGCGCCGAAATAGTTTGATCTTCAGGCGGCAATTGTTGTATCTGACATTGATATGGAAGGCCGACAAGAACGTCGAAGCCAGCCGTGGATAAATTAACCGAGCCTCCAACCACAGTAAATGGTCCCTGTGTAAATCCGTCTACTGTAGCCATAACACTCAAGCCATTTAAATGACTGAGACCAGAAACCGTAGTAACTAATGGTGCTGTATACCAACTATTCTGCGGGAGCGATAATGTTCCTGTTCCAGTCGAAACTACAAATGGCGCAGCTATAGTACAATTAACTTGAAATGCATTAATAAATGATGTAATAAGTGCGGAACCGTAAGCGCCGTAACCACGGATGAGTTTACCAACATCACCAGCACTAAAGGTAGCTACTGATGTAGTAAAAGGAACGTTCGTACTTCCCATAATGGATGCTGTACCATCCATATTAAGAGTCGTCGGCGGGAATGTCTTTGCTGTAAATAATGCAGCATCGAGACAGAAAATATCACCTACATTAGTATATTGACGGTCAGCCAAACGCTCGATACAATAATTTCCATTACGTAGCACAACAAAGTAAACAGCGTCGGTTGATCCCTCGCGTACACTCTCTATATCGAGTATTTGTCCAGCGGTTTGATGCTGCGCCCAACCATAAATCTCTTGTTCTTTAAGATACGTGAGTGAGAGTAAAAGACCATCGTCGCGAACAGCCCAAATAATTTTGTTTGGCGTATCTTGATATGCCCAATCGATAAGTACTCTTGGATAAAAGAAATGGCTCGACATTAATGTAAGGTCGGTGCCAGTGTAAATGTTGACAAAGAAATTATATGAAAGATCACGAACGATAGGACCCTCAGATTGAACATATAAGATATCGTAGTTGATAACAATAGGGGTTATGTCAGCGGCACCATAATAACTCTGTGGAACGATTACGGCGGATGAGGGTGTAACGGCGGCGGGATTATTTGGATTCGACGATCCACCTGTTAATTGAACAACACCTCCGTCATTAAATATGACAAGGCCGCCCGGCATCGGAACCATATGTCGAATGACATTAACTTCTTGTGCGGCGATAGTGAACTCATACGCATCGCTGTCTACCACCGGATTCGATACGTCGAAATTATTGTAATACGCTACGCGCGAACCGATCAACGTGAGAGGTCGATTGTTAGCACCCGCGAAGATGCGACGCTGTTGGAAATATGTGGAAACGGCTGGTTCAGCGCCAGAAGCTGGTGTTGTCGTCACGGTGCCGACGAATCCGCTGCCACCAGCGCCTGTTATCACTATCGAGGCGCCATTCGTTATATTACGACCAGCTACCCGAATAATAAATCCGATTACAGCAGCAGTTCCACCTGCTGTATTAGTATTTAATACCGGAATGATTTGTGCTGTACCACCGTTGGGATCTGTAATAGAAGCTGTCGTCGCGCCGACAGGATACGTCGCACCACCATTTAAGATAGTATATCCGATTACTTGCCCATTCGCGAGTGGGTTACGGTTCGAGGGTGGAGATTGCGAGAAATCAGCGATGATATTACTGTCGGTGAACTCGGGGCCATAGGCTGTACCAACGAAACCATATGAGGCTGACGGCGCAACGAGGACACCACCGGGGCTTGAAATCGCTTTATATACAAAATAGAATTGTGCGTTAGCGACCGCCGCCCAGCGAAGCGTTATTGTACCTTGTGTCGCGGCAATATTAATTCCCGTCACGATCCCAGCCGCAGACGGTTGACTCTCTTGCCCATCGACGCCGACTGCCGTTACCACATAGCTATGATTCGTGTTTTGTGGATCAGTTGAACCTGCAGGAAGGCCGGTAATCGAGGCGACGAGATTAGCGGGCGTCGGCGTAGCGGTGTTAATCGTGAGTCCCGTCAGCGTCCAGTTAGTATCGGTTATTCGAGTTAACTGCATGGGAGCGTAACTCGGATGCGTAATAATCATTATATCGTTTGACTGCGACATACGCAGTTTTGATAAATCGCCGACAACATACGGCGTCGCAATCGTATATGGAACACCAGCGCTCAAAATAAAGCCAGCGTTAGAGCCGTTAATATGCCCAGGTGTCAGTGGATTTCGAATGAATTGTAATGCTAAATGAGAGAATACCAACATATATGTTTGAGTTGCAGAGAAAACAAAGCGAGCGAGCCGCGACGGACTGTTACCGCCTGCGAACCCGATGAATTGAGTACCGGGGCGCGACGAGCCGCCGCCGCGATAATCAACAAATACGTTCTTCATCAACATAAGGCCGGAGTGATATTTCGCAAGATCGGTCCGACCATAGAGATGCGGCGACAATTCTCCTGATGCGAGTGTATTTTGTTGGAGATCAGGCATAAGCGCCCATCGTGAATAACGGACCGTAAGGATACCAAAAATCGGGATTGTAATACTGTGATGAAACGCCGCGAATTCGGAGCCAATCAGGCGTGTGATCAAGCACCGTCAATCCCTCATTTCCATCCATTGCTCGTGTGTTCGCAATATACTCATTCGCGGTCTGCGCCTTGAGTTGCGCCATCGCTTTGTCGGACATAAGAGCGATTGCGAGGCGAGCAGCCATCGCCAACGCCATCGTCATCACGAACTCACTGTCGAACAAGTTTTCGTCGGTACATTGATACGTATATTCGAGAAGCGGCACTTGTGCGTTAGTGGAAAATACCTTCTTCTGCGGCGTCTGCACATTTCCGCTTGTATCATAATGGTCGATAGATACGCCAAACGGTACTCGCATCACTCGCGGGAGTGAGAGCATCGTGCCGGCGACAGGATATAACGGAGGGGATAACGTAGATATATCTGGTTGCGGAATAACGCAGCGGGCGTAGAGGAAATCGGTGGGAAGCGCGTATGAATAAAGCCACGGCGGCGGCGGATATGTACGCTGCCAACCCGTCAAAGTCGCCGGCGTCGGATTCTCCGGTGTTCCCGGTAACGCTTTCCATAGTGTTACGGTATCAACGTGTTTAGCAAAGTTCCATCGCGCAGCCCGCAGCGCCTGATCCCTCACGCTCGTATAATATAAATTACACACGTTCGCTTCGGAGCTACCATCCGTCAGCGATGTGATCTTCGAGCGCGTACCGATCTCTGCAAGCGCCATATTACAGATTGTGGTTGAGTCCATTACGACGCCGGATAAATAATTGTTCCACGGACGATTAGATTTTGTAACGTCGTATTCTGTACAGCACTACCTGCGCTTGATGTAGCAATTGAGAAATTACTGGAACCCACTTGTGCTATGCCTACCAGTAACAGTGCTGTACCAGAGCACGAAAGGACATTAACTGAGGAACCGTACGGTGTTGGAACAGGGACTGGAAGGCCGCCTATAAGAATCGGAGTTGCACTCGCAGTAGTTGGGAATGTAAGAGAAAACGACGCAGTTATAACGTTATTTTTCCGCGTGTAAACTGCACTTACTGAAGTGAACGTGAGGCCGGCACCACTTGCATCAACAGGTGTCCAAGTCGCCGGGACAGTATTATCGACAATGAGTGGCCCAGGTGCATCAACTCCAGGCTGAAAATAATTCGATTCTGCCCCGACAATAACCGCGTGTGCTGGCGTTCCAATACCTATATCTGGGCGCAGGGCACTTTGCACATATGTGTTAAAGGCACCAAACGAATTACCGTAGAGTGCGATCGTGGTGAGATTAGTTCCATTATTTACGACACGAACATTATTCGTCGTGAAAGTTGTGGCGTTACTGCGTTGTACCTCGGCGCCATAGATACCATGTGTACCAGCGTTCTCTCCATTATTTTGAAGGAAGAGGAAATCGGCGTCCCCGCCGTTTGCAGAGTAATAACCGCCGAATATAGATAAACCTTTTTTGCCCTCACTTGGTGCGCCATTCATAAAGATAGTAGCGTGCCCAGGATTATTTGATTGATTATTTGACTCGAAATCCCCGCCATAGATATCAATGTCGGCAGCATTCGTGAATATAAATCCATCGTTTGTGGAGCCGCTTACTTTTGGATTAATAATAACCCACTGATTTGGATGTGAATTACTGGCACTTGCCGCAGCAATATGCTGTCCATTAAATACAAACGTAGGATTTTCGAGATGGAGACGGATAGTATCAAGTGCGTATAAACCGATCGTAAAATGTTGTATCATAAAGTCCTTGAATGTACCAGACGTGAGGCCGGTTGTGCAAATACCGTAGCCGACGTCAGTACCAATGATTTGGAAATCGCCGCCCGTATACCCCTCGCCATTAACTCCGTAAGTAAATGAATACGTGATAGCACAATTTGTACCGGTAACAGTACTCTTAATGAGTGTCTGGTTTTGTCCCTGCCCTCTTAAGCCAGTGCGCCCGCCATCGGCAAATGTCGCCGACAGACCTGGTGGTACAATGATCCCGCCCGATTTAATCCAAGAATTACCCGGTGTCCCCGGTAATAAACACTCAACTTGAATCGTCGCCGCGTAAGCGAGACACGCATTAATTGCAGCAGTATTATCTGTTACACCACTATCGGCGACGGTTCCCCACTCACGCGCATCAGTTGGACCTTTTGGAAAACGTGCGAGCCAGCACTTGCCGTCAGCCGATAGTACTTGACTCCCATTGTCGCCCGCGCCGGCGTTCAATACGCATGGACTTCCACTTGCAATATATGCCAGTGGTGGGGCGTAAACGGTTGATGAGAATGATTGTCGCGTTACATATGTGTACTGCGTGGTAGCATATGTTTTGAGCGTAGCGTTGTCAGGAATAATTGGGCCAGCTGCATTCCCGGGCGGCGGTCCCCAATCGCCACCTATCGTTGGGCCGAAATACGTGAAAACATCATTGACCTGTGGTGTCCTAGCGCCAGTCTGTGCTAGCGCCACACCCGCAATAAAGCACAATAAAAGTGCAAGTCGTTTCATCTCGGTCCTACTCCTGGAATTCGTCGCACCGGCTGATTTTCCTCAATCGGGCGCTCTATCGGTGGATCATCGAGCAAGTATTGAACGTTATGTTCATCATATACCCAACGTCCAAATACTCGCACTTTCTCGTCGTAGATCGCCTTTCGCGCCTCTGGATCGAGACCCTCCATATACGGTGTAACAACGGAAACCTCGAGAATCTCATTTGGTTCTCGGAGTGCGTCATCGATCATATGCTGTCGAAGGAGTTTAACACGCATTAAGGCGCTCCAGATTGACGTTCAACGCGTCCTTTATGCCAAAATATATTCCAAGGAATACGATAACGATAAATAGGTCGACGATATTCACCCTCGATCGATGCGCACCAATAGAAGCGGGGCCAGCCCTCGGCGATCGCAAAGGCGATAAAGCCGCCCTCGATGCGCCACTTGCGCCACGCCCAGGTGAAGCAGTTCCTGCTTTTATCAAGGCGTGACGCAGGTGGCATCGGCGGCAGATCGGCTTGGGCTTAGGGCTCTTTTCCGGAGGTAAGATCGATCGAGATGTGCCCTTCCGGGGTCTCGCTGTGCCCGAAGGTATAGGCGCCGGGTGCGATCGTCTCGGTGATCTCGATGTGATCCCCAGTCTTCTTCCCATGCATCATCATGTCGAGAAAACCGCGCCCCATCTTTTTGGTGGCTTTACGACCCAGGCTATCAGCCGGGGCGCGAACAATAATCGATGCCATTTTTCACTTCTCCTTCTAATCCCCAGCCGCAGGATTGCGCTGGAGTTCGTAGCCTCGCATGGGCGAGCGCAGCAGGGCCTTGGTGGTGATGCGGTGGAGGGTCATCGTCGCCGTTCCCCGGCGACCATTTGGAACGGCAGATCGTTATCGTTAGCCGGCTGTTTCAGTGAAGCGTGGGAGGCGCTTCCAACAGGCGCGTTAATCGATAGTCCAGCAATCGCCGCCTCTAGACACCCTGCAATGATCGAATGCCCATTAGCATTGGGGTGGAGGTTGTCATTGGCGTACCACAGCGAATTGGTATTAGCCCCCGCCGCCCACATCGCTACGTTGCAGGTCGTCTTGACATGGTAATCAGCGCAGGTATCCGCGTCGTAGTCACCGTTGAGCGTCGTGCGTGCCGCCTCACTTCCTGCTGACCGAGGCGGCATATCAATGATGCCGACGAGGGTATTTGAATTCGCCGCGTGCAGATTAGAACAGAGAGTTTGAAAGTCAGCGTAAACCTGCGCCGCAGTGCGCCCACCGAGGACGAGATCGTTCCCGCCAGCCAGGATGGTGATGAAGCTCTGCCCAAGAGTCGGCGCGCTAATCAACAGTGGGTTAACCGCGCTAGCCGAGCTGTTCTTCAGGTCCAGCATGTACGCGCCCTGCGAGCCAAGATTGACTGCGAAGGCATGCTGGTCGTTCGGCGCGATCATCGCGAATGGAGGCTGACCTAAGAACCCGACCCCCATACTGTCGGCGAACACGATGTGCTGTCGCGCTGTGCCGAACTTTGCGATCGTCGTTCCGTACTTTGAATTTACATAAGAGGTTGCCGCGTTGGTGTTCGTCAAGTTGAGTAGGCCACTCGCGAGATAGACGGCGAGGATGTCTACCTGACCGAAGTTTGTGCTATTGAAGGCGCAAATCTGTAGAGCAGTATCGGAAGCGTTAACCGATGTGTCCGCGATCCCTGTGTTGTAATTACCATTAACAGTGAGATTGAATGCCTCGGCATGGGCTGCTGTGGTGTTGCTCGAATTATAGACCCCCAGAATATCGACCGCAACGACGCCAACCCCTGTCGGGGTTGTCGATGTTAGCTGGGTCGTTCCACCCTCAGATACTTTTACAGTATCTGTGCTATTATAGAACAGCGCGTGAGACGTAGCACCACTGACGAGGTTGCCGGTCGATGTCCCTCTCTGGACCGAGACAACAATTAGCGTGTAGGATTGCGTTGTCGGGAAGACATTCGGCCCGAGCATGAAACTCGACGAGCCGTCACAGCGCAGGACAGGCAGCCCGTTGACAATGCTGGTCTTGAAGGGGGGCCGGTTTAGCGCGGTCGATTGGGTAGCGTTATTCGCGTTACCCGATGCATCATTCCACTGCTGGACTGTATCGTTATTAACCGCCAGCGTCGTCCCAGCATCCTTGTAAGCTCCGCTGTCGGATTCAAGACATACTGTCCATGTAACACCCAACAATCCTGAGGGGCAGGCGGCGACCCCGGCAGTTGACGTTGCACAGAGAGCGAGAAGCGACGCTAACAGTACGGCAATGCGGCGCATTAGAAGTTCCAACCGCTGGTACCGCGCTGGTTACTGTTCATGCTGCTATAAGGAAAATTGGTGTGGTTGGCTGTCGTGCCTTGCCAGATACCCGCTTCCCAAAAATTCCCGGCGAGTCCATTCGACCCATTACCAACGCAAATCGAGATAACCCCAGAGGTTGCCGATCCCGTTCCTGGGCTAAGTCCAGCATTGTTGTTGCCGTTTTCGTAGATGACAGAGTTCGCGCCATCGAAGGTCGTTTGCACTGCGAGTTGCGTGCCTTCTGCCCCGCCCGTCGTGACGCCGACCGCCGCGCTTCCGCCATAGATGAAAAGCTGCTGACTGGCGTTGTTAAATCCCGCTTGGGCATTCCCTGCAGTTTCAAAGCCAACAACAACGTTGAAGCTGCTCGTCCCGCTTGTGCGCTGCGCCACATAGGAGGCGGTCGCCGGCTGCGGAATGCTGATGTTCGGCGTGCCATTAAACGACGTATCGTAAGGGGTGCTCGTCGTGCAGAGGACCTTCAGGGGGGATATGGAAAGCACCGCCTGGGTCGAGGCCACTTGATTATTTGAGTTCCCCGACTGATCGTAGAACGTGACAACGTGACAGTCCGTGTTGCTGGTGCAAAAGGTCGAGAGTGACACGCCATTGTCAGCGCCGGAACAGGCGGAGGTAACGCTCCCTGTTCCCCCGATGAACCCGTCGCTTCCCAGGCCAATATCGCATGTCTCGTTAGAGTGAGATGTGCTCTTGACGTTGACCGCTTTATTATGTGCGGTCGCGGCAGCCGCAGTGTAGGCTCGTAACCCTACCCACATAGTCGCGCCCGTCAGGATATTCCCTGGTCCTTGATAACCGGCGGGGGCAGAGACACCACCAGGCCCGGGCCACGGCAACCCGACTTGTGCAAGTGCCGCTACGCTGGCTAGTGTCAGCGCAAATACAAAGGCGATAACCTTCATCGAGCGACCCGCCAGTTCAGCGTGATCGCGCCGGGGGTTATCGAAGAACCTGTGTTGTTGCATACCTTGAAGTTGACGTTACCAGCGGTCGGGTACGAGATGATCGTCAGCATCCCCGCCGTAGCCGGGATATAGCCCGTCACCGCTGTCGGATCGCCATTGAACGAAGCCGTGACGACATCGGTAGTTAGTACGCCGCTTGCTGCAACGGTGACTGCCGCAGCGCAGGCGGCTGACGAGATCGCACTGGTCCCAAGTGTGGCAGTGCCGCTTGCCGGGCAACTGTTATACGGAATGCCCCACTCGGTGGAGCCGGTCTTTTTAACCTTCACGGAACAACCGGGGACACTCATAACGATCGTGATGCCGGTGCCAATCTTATCTGAGCCCGCGCGATTTAGTGTGATGGTATTTGCGCCGTTGATCGCGTAATTTGTCCCGTCTCCAGTATCGACGAAAGTAATCTCGGCCCCGTCTTGCATCGTGCTCGCGACAGGCAGTGTGCAAGAGCGCGGCGCCGTCAATACAACATTAAATGCGACGTTCGCTGTGCCAGCAGCAGTAAGAGCCCCGCAATTCGCATCACCGACCGTTGTTAGGCCGTAGTGGCCGATCGACAGACCGCCCGCGCTCGCGCCGATCTGCACGTCGGCTGTAGAAGCGGTCGGAACGGCAGGAACCGGATCAGCCCCTGTCGAGCCAATCAGGACTTGCCCATTCGTCATCGCCGCCGTGGCTTTTACATCGGCAGAACCATTACCAATGATCGGCGCATGCGCAGTAAGTGTGCCCGCCGTATTTGTGACGGTGCCCCCACCACCGGCGGTTGCGGTCAGTGTGCCGGCAGAAAGTGATAGGCCGCTTCCGACGATCGCTTCGCCTAATACGCCGCCATTATCGTAAAGCAGTCGGTTGGTTGTGCCGCTGGTAATGGTGCTAGTGCCTACCGTGAGTCCACTACCACCCGCAGGCGTTGCCCAAGTCCCATCGCCCCGCCAGAAGGTCGAGGATGATGCGCTTGTGCCGGAGTTGAGGTTATTAACTGAGAGGTTTCCGGTAACACCCGTCGAAAGCGGCAATCCCGTCAGATTGGTTGCTGTGCCAGATGATGGTGTCCCTAATGCACCGCCATTAACGAGAATCGAACCAGCACTTCCAACATTAACGCCGAGCGCAGTTCCAATACCAGTTCCAAGTCCTGTAACTTGCCCAACTGGAACCGCAATTGCACCTTGAATATACGTTAAAACTTGTGCGAGTGTAGTGCCAACCATATTTACGGCAGCGCTACAACCCTGACAATTACCTATTTTATCGGTGCCACTTACCGCAGCGCCGGCCGCAAGTTGATCTATTCGCCCCTGCCCAAACGCCGACGACGTCGACAGTAAGAGAGCGACAACGGCCGCTTTACTTGATAAGTAGCGCATTTGTTGTCGTCCCATTGATTAAGAGGCAGTTAGTCGTCGTGCCGGAAATGAGGAGACAGCCACTTGTGACCGGCGGCGTTCCCTTTAACCCGCGAACCTCCGGTATACCCATCCCCATCCCGAGATCGTGAGCTATAGCTACACCAGCAGCCGTCAATATAACTGTTGCTAATAAAAAGCTACGATACCGGTACATGTGGTATTCGTGCTCATGACACGGTTAACTTGAATCGGAAGTACCTGACCCGGTTGGACATTAGCGAGTGTAACAGCCGTTGTACCATCGTCAGCCATGCGGACGGCGATATTACACGCGGCCGATCCCCCAATAAATATTGCGCGAGTCGGTTTTGGTGTAAGGTCTGTTGAATCACTCGCTGTTACAGCGATTCCGGAACGCGCTTGATTAAGGGTCCATAGCCGAGAGCCAGCGGTTTGCCCGTCGTCGGCAGGCGCTGCCCAAACTGTACCGAACCACAGCGAAAGAAGGGCCGCAATAAGAAAACGCATTATCGCCCCCTAATATGCGAAATAGTTCGTACTGTCACTCCGAATCGAACCACTCGCATTTTGCGCGTATGTCTTGGTCGCGCCGCCGTTGATCGTGCTTGTCGTCGGCGTGATCGTTACCGTCCCCGCGCCGAGGTTCAGTACCTTAAACTCGTGATATGTACCGAAGCCGGCGGTTGTCGCAGCGGGTAGAGTAACAGTAACCGCCGACCCGTTATTAAACGTAACGAGTTTACCCATATCGGTGTCGGCGATAGTATATGACGTTCCGGTTTGGGCGTTGACACCGCCGGTCTGTGATCCCGCGGCCTCCCACTTCTTTCCTAACGACGGGCCTAGGAAGTATTCGACGCCGGGAGCGACAACTTGCGCCCACCCAGCCACCGGGACGAACGCGACGAACGCAGCGAAGAAGAGCTTACGCAGCATGTTTCTTCTCCGGTACGAGGCGGAATCCAGCGCGTTCCGCAAGCGCTTGGAGATCGCCGAGCGATAACTGCGGCGTATCGACTGTCAACGGAAGGCGGTCAACTGGATCGAGGCCATCGCCACGCTTCTTTGCGATTTCGACTAACGCCTGCGATTCCTCGTCGAGTCCGACCATATCTGGTGTCGGATCGCGAGTCCATTTATGCGGAGTGCCATCGCCGACGACCGTACCTCTAAAGGCGATCGGCTGACCCTTCTCGTCGAGTACCTGATTACCCTTCTCGTCGAGTTGGTATCCGGTAATCGGACCGTTACTATCGGCGGCCTCCTTATCACCCGGCAGCCATTTATCCTCTTCCGAATAGTGTGCGGAGAGCAATCGATATCGGGGCATCAGCAGTCCTCGTCATCGGTGGGTGGCTTGGGCCGTGGTACGGAGCGTGTACGAATCGGCGGCGTATCCTGCGGCGGGATCTGTGTCGGTGGCGCCTCATCGACCTGCGATGGACGGACGCCGACCGAGACCGTCGGTGGTGGAACTGTCATCGGCCCGGTCCCTCCGCGACCATGATACCGCGCATTCGCCTCGCGCAGCAGTTCCGCGTTCTTTTCTTGCTCCTCGTCGGAAATCTCAGCGTAGTCGGGATGGTCGCCGGCGAAGGGCCGTTCCGGTTTGGCCCAACCCTCCTCGTGCCAGGGAGCATTCGTGCCGTGAATCCGCTGGTACACCTCGTTAATCTTGGAGACGCCCTCTTCGTCGGCGCCCTCCATATCCGGTGTCGGTTCACCCTCGTACTTAACGGGAGCGTCGGAGGCATAGGGGCCAACAACGGTACCGGGATTGCGGACTGCACCGCCGATGATATGCGGAGTTCTTAAACGAAATAACATTTCGATCTCCTAATTCGCGATCACGATACCGGGAGGATACGCCACATAATCCTGGCGATCCAGCACGATTGCACCGAACAGGGCACCAGCACCGTGTGTCCCTACGGTGATATACTGCAACCGGAGGAAACGCGGGAGGGCCTGCGCCGCCGACACGCCGGTTGGAGTCGGCAGCAAAACTCGAGGCACGGTGATATTCGAGATATATCGGCCGGCCAGAAGGGATGCTTCAGCAATCGCGGTCGAATCCCACATCGTTGTGTACGAGCCGGGAGCGCCAGAACCGTTATCCGGGGCGCCCTGAAGTTGGACTTCAAGGGATGTACCGCCGGTGAAAGTCGTCATGATCTGAATCAACAACTCGAGCGATGGATCATCGCCGATCCCAAGGTCTCGGGCGTTGAGTAGATCGAGGACGTTCGTCGATTGCTGCGTCCCAGTGGTTGGTGAGTCGGTCAGCGAAGTAGTTAGACCCGCTACACCAGTAAACTGGAGGGCTCCATCCAACATTTGTCGTCTCCTTAGGTCAACCGAGCTTCGGTATTGAGAATGGCATCGACGGTGCGAACCGGAATACCGCGGAATGTTGTCACTACATGTCCTTCAAACTCCCGCATCGCCAGCAAGACGTTGGTCTTATTCATCGCCTGGAGGTCGAGGTACGTGGACACGACGCGATTGCAGTAGATAATCTGACGACCCATCGGCCCCCGGATCGTCGGCGCGTCGCTCGATTGCACCGGCGAGGCAGCAGCCATCGCAGTCGGCAGACGACGTAATCCGCGGACTAAACCGTTCAATATATTGGCTGCGTTGACGCCGTTCAGCAGCGTCACGTCGATATTCGCGAGGCGAACGACGTATCGCCAATCACGTAACGACAAACCGACCTCCCATTTGAAGTGGTCACGGTATGCCATGTATGTATTCGAGTTGGCGTCGAGAACTGGCCACAAGCCCTGGTCCTCATGCAACAGGCCGGTCATTTTGCCCTTGGGGAAAATACCGTGCATTGTATCGGCACCCCAGGTTGCGATCCAGATCGAAGTATTAGTTGATCCAGTGCCGCCCATATCGATGACGTTCGCAGCTGTCTGCGCCGTACCAGTCGATACCGAGTTGTAACGCGGTGCCATCCCCATAAACCGCTCGGGGTTCACGGCGACGTTGCCGTAAATAAGGGTGGATGCGACTTGCTGCGTCATACCCTCGAGGAACGCACGGACCTCCGACAGGCGAAACTCGGCGGTGTTACCGTTGAGGTCGGCGAGGTCGCGGTCGATTACGGCGAACGTCTCGAGATTACCGATCGTATCGACCACCTGTGCCGTAGTGGATTTTCCGTTCGGAACGCCGTAATTGAGCAAGCGCCACGTCGCGGTTGGGAGGCCAGTTCGAATCGTGGTCTTGTGCCCGGTCGGGAGATTACCCTCGACAACGAGCATGTCGTCCATGATCTCGTTGGTTTGTGAGAGGATTTCGACGATCGAAGTGATGCGACCATCATCGTCCATACGCTTCGCCCAATCAGCGAACGTAAGGGCGGTTGAACCAATTGTTGCCATTAATCACCTGCTGCTTCGGAAGATGGGTTGTTGGGATACATGCGTTGGGCTGCGGTACGCTGCGGTGGCCCCGGTGGAGACCCCTGAACCGCGCTCCCCTCCGTCAATGCAGATGCAATTTTGGCGAAGAAGCGAACTGCGGCGGGATTTGAACCAAAGCCAGTGAGGTTTAGTGCCTCAATAAATCCTGGGGTTGCGAATCGGGGATCTTGAACGACTTTAGCGACGGACGCTTTCACGCCCTCGAGTTTATCGCCGCCGATAACAGGGTCGGATTTGATCTCTGTTTCCCAGGCCTCAATCGTCCGCGACCAAGCTTGCAAATTCGCTTCCGAAGCAGCTTTACTGGTCTCGGTATGCAAGTTCGCCAACTGCTGTGCCGCTTCCTGCGAAAGGTTCGCGGACTTAGCTATTTCGGCGAACTTCTCCAACATTCCCGCATCGGGTTTGCCGAAGTCGTCGGGGAAAGTGAGCTTGGCGGCATCAAACGGAGTCGCCGACGTCTCAGTTTCCGTTTTTGTTTCCGTAGCCGGTTCCGTTGTACCGGATGCATTTGGCTGCTCCGTGAGGAGCGTGGTGGCGCGGCCATCAGGCGCTGTCGTCGAACTCGGGGCGGCCGAAGGGGCTGCTGCCGATCCTGGAGATGGCGTCTCGGTTGTCGGTTGGGCGGGCGGGCTGTCGCTCATCATTCGCTTCCTGAATCATCTCCAAATATCGAGTTGGACAATGCTGTTGGATCGCAGCAAGGACGCGAAGGCCCACATTGCGTTCACCCTCCGCGAACGCCATCTCGCCGACGCTGTTCCGAAAGCTGGTCGCGAAGATATGGCATGCCTCGAGGAGCTTATACATCCAACGTCGGCCACTCTTTGTCGAAAGGAGTTGGGTGAGCGAGGCTCCCTCTTCGCGCTCATCGAGCCCGAGCGCTTTTGCGCGTTTGTGGACTTGAGGGCTGTCACCAACGTCTACTTCCTGGGGTGTATCGGACATTGTGCATCATCATTCTGAGCTAGTCAACAACGGGTTTTGCGGCATACACATTACGCTATTTCCGATAACTTTTCGAGAACGACATCAATCGGTAATCCAATTCTCGTTGAATACTGATGACCCTCTATGGCGAGCATACAACTCTCTTCGTCAAACGGACATACGTATTTCACGCAACGAGGATTTACAGCAATAAATGCTGCATCACCAGAATTCATTAAAATAATTGGCAATTTTAAGAGCTTCACGCTGCACCCCCAAGCATCGATTCGAGGGCGTTCTTGCCGCCGCCGACATCAGTTTGCGACAACGTTTGGGCGCCTTGTGCTCCCATTTGTGCCAACTGCGCCGTCTGCGCCGCCTGCTTTTGTGCCTCAGCCCGGGCGCGAGATGCATCCCGCTCTTCGTCGGTATGGAGAATACGAGGGTCGGTGCCGAGTGCGTCGACGTAAATATGCATGGTCGAATCGCTGTCGAGATTATCGAGAATATCAGGGCGGACGGCGGAGATATTACCGGCGAATTGCCACGCGCGCTCTATCGCCGTCGTCTCGGCCGCAAGCATCGCCATTGCGAACGGCGAGATATACTTGATGCCGATCAACATGCCGACGACTTCGGGCGGAATCGGTTTCGGGAGCAAGTTGGCGCGTTCCATGATCGCCCATGTCCGCTCAACTGCCGGCGCCAACACTTCTTTATCGAGGCGCTTGATCACCGGGAGCATCAGGAGCTTTTCCTCGCGGCGCGCTTCAATCTCGGTGGCGCTGCGGACGGTCTTGAGGTCGGATATATCGGTGAATAAGTTATTGAAATTGGTTCGCTTGATTCGTTCCTCGATACCATTAATGTCCATACGGAGTTCAGCGATATTAGGTTGGACAATGTATGCGGGGGCGAAGCCGGGGCGCTCGCGGCCGAAGCCGGGGACATAAGTGACGCCGCCGGGGAGGCCGGACGCCGGCTGATTCTTCATCGCGATGTCGGCGACCATCGGCGGATTGACCATTTTGTCGATGCCCTGACCCTTCCGTTTTTCCTCCTGCTGTAATTGTTTGATGTCGCCGAGAGCATCCATGCCGACCGAGCGGCCATAGGCGTCGTTACCGATTGTGTCCCAACGTGGCATCAGCCCCGGAAATTCGTGATATCCTTTGCACCGCAGAATTTCATCGTTCGCGGAGCCGAGAATCCAATAAACCTCGCGGAATTTAAAAAATGGGGATACGGGATAGCCCTTGTCGCCGAGACGTGTGTTCGCTTCGATCGCATGGATTAACACCCGTTCCTGAGTCAAACCGGCACCACCATCGCGATACATCTTTTGTATATCGACGGGACAATTCTCGACACCAAATTCCTCGACGATTTGATCGATGGTGCGAACGAATTCACGATAAAATACCGAGCCCTCAAGACGCGCCGACACATCGATATAAAACTCGCCGAGCGCGGGATTGTAGCATATAATGACGTTCTCGAAGTCCTCGTAAATCAGCATCGTCGCCGTGCCGAATACCACGAGATCGTAATAAAGGATTGCGAGGGAGTTATAGAAATTGGACTCTTGGAAAATACGCTGCATTCGCTTGGCGCACTCGGCGAGCCAGCGGACGACGATCGATGACTCATCCTCGTAGCCGTCGATCTTAAACTTGAACCACGGAGTCATTGGGTTCGTGAGGCCGGCGTGGAGACCGGATGCGAGTGTTCTGGCGGCGACGGTCCCAGTGTTATTGATTATTGCTTGATTAATTTGGGAACCGCGCGATCCTTGGTTGGGGGTGACGAGCCAGCGATAACGTCGTGGGAGGATGAATTGGGCCAGCTCCCTCCAGTGTGACCAGTAGCTATATCTATTAACACGTAATCCGGACAAGCGCCCTTCACATCTTTTTCTAAGTTCTCTATATAATTCTGTATTAGCCATAAATTGAAAATTCTCCACAAAGCTCTCTTGAGCTTTCTCTATATGCGTTTTGAGCCTCTTCAAATAATGTATAACGTCCAAGATAATGATACTTGCCTTCGATCCAAATTTCTGCTACCCATTTACCGCTTTGAAAATATACACCTTTTTGGCCGCTTTTATTATTAACTGCTTCACCTCTATTATGGCCGTTTTTAGATTTATTGGCCGGCCTTAAATTAGATTCTCTGTTATCCTCACCATCGCCGTTTTCGTGATCTACCATCTCCCATTTACCTGTTAATATCAGCCAAGCTATTTGATGAGCGTAGATACTTTTCCACACTCCGGCTACCTTAAGACCGAACCTAAAATAACCATGACCACTGGAATGTGGGTAAATGTCACCGCGTTCAGTTGCTACTCTTCTTACTACAACCCCTGTTATAGGATTGTAGTCAAAAAGCTTGACTGCTTCTTCTTGCGTTAGCGGTTGTTTCACGCGACGGGCTCAAAATCCACGGTGCCAGCGACCTGAATGCGGTCCCAGCGATATCCATTCGGCGACGGAGTTTGCATGAGATATGGATCGTCGGCACGGGAATCGAGGATCCAAATCTCGGAGCCGACGGTCACGCCTAGAACCGCGTAATATCCCGAGTCGGGTTCTTCAGTCCAACATAGTACGACACGGAGCAACTTTGGATCCCACCCGGATTCACGGAGACGCTCGGCTTTCATCTCAACATAATCACGACAGACCCACGACTTTCCCGGCTCAGGCGTATCGTGCCAGTAGTCGTACGGCTCGTCACCGTGGTCGATGAACGGAAGGGCGTTGACCGAGCGATTAAGCCCTGTTAACTCTGCCATTTGTTCGGGTATCATGGACATGTCCCGCGATGAGGGTTCGCGGCGCAATAGGCCGTAAACCCTTCATCATGTGTCGGCGGGGCTGGCGCCCACGGCTGCGCTGGCGCACAACCCGCCAGCAATAACGCGAGGGCGAAAACACGGATCATGATGCCTGCAGATCCTTATGCGCCTTCTCCAATGCGGCGTCGATCGCCGCTTGCTCCGCATCGGTTGGCTGCGTCGTCGCAGTGACGAGTGACCAAATCGATTCGATCTCCGTGACGAACTGCGGTGCCTGAGTGAGGATCGTCGTCAACACGCCAATGAGTTCTGTGAGCATAATTGACTCCTACTTCGGGATAGCAAGGGAGAATGCGGAGACGGCGGCGATTGCGGCCGACAGTGTACCTTTGTTATCGCGGGCCATAGTGACGGCGGTATATGCTTGGTTATCGAGCGCCTTGATCTTGGCGACGGTAGCGGGGTCGGAGCACAAGGTGACGGTGCCACCACAACGGGGCCGGTTCGTGTAAATCAAGGCGGCCTGCTCGGCGGCGGTGAGAGACACTTCGGCGGCGGCGACATCATTCGAGATCGCAACCGTTGCATTACACGCCGACAACAAAACGACGGCGGCGAGTGCGAGATACTTCATCCTGATTCTCCTGGTGTTACGACTTTAACCGGCGCACCCACTGTCGCCGAGGCAACGCTGTTGACATGATCGGCGCGAGCTGCTTGGAACTTCTGGTAAACTGACATACCGACACTTATTAACACCGCGACTGCCCCCGCGATCATCTGCCATTGTTCACCGGAAACTGTCGCGCCCCAAGTCACTCCGAATGTGCCGAGGATCGTGGCGACGGCGCGGATTACGGTGTAAACGAGCGTTTGGATCTCTGGATTCGGCGTACTTACGATTGTGTTTCCCATTAGAGGCCTCCCCGCAAAAGTACGATGACGAGAATTATAATGAGAATGAGACCGATGCCGCCGCCGATATGTGGCCCGCCGTAATAATAACCGCCGCCACCGAAGAGGATCAATAAAACGAGAATGATGAGGACGAGAGTCATGATGTTTCCAATCGCCGACGTTGCTCGAAATACGGGTTCTCGAGGCGGCTTATACGCGCGTGCAAGCCGTTTGTCTCTTGCTGGATATCGGAGCGCTGTTGCCGCATTACTTCCATCAGCTCGATACGCATTGCGTTAAGATCCTCGCGGGTGACGGCCTTACCGACAACAATGCCGTTAACGCGATCCACACACTCGTCGAGATGATCGATACGCTCATGGAGACGCTTGAACCGTTCACGGCGGTCATCATCCTGCTTCCGTAGGTGGTGAATGAGAACTGGAATACCGATGCCTGTGACGATGAGAAGTGCGACCGATACCCATTGTATTGTTTCGTTCATTCATGTAACAGGGGGGTCCACATGCGTTTCATTCCGCCTTTTTTGCGGCTTCTGCGAGGACAACGGCTGCCTCGTTTGCCGCACGCTGGAGGATCTCGGCGGCTGCATTAGCGGCAGCGGGCACCTGCGATGCCCGACCTTCAGCGAATGCTGTCGCCCGCGTTGATTTTAACAATTCATCGAGACGAGAGTTCATTGTGAGATGAACCTCCTTGATCGCCGCGCGATTGACCCAACCGAAAAAGCCGGCACCAATTGAGGCGACAAGCATCAATACATCGGTGGCGAGTCGAAGATCGGCGTACATTATTGACCCAACAGCGTTTTGCGGCCGGGAGTTGCTTGGTCGGTGAGACCTTGCGGCGAGGTCATAATGGTGGAACCGAGGCCGCCGAGAGGGTTGCGGCGTTGTGGCGATGCGGTGGCGGAGGCGAACGTCGGTGGGTTCGGAGGTGGAGCTGGCGGCGGCGGCGGAGAGATCTTGGGTGTGGATGGCATCACGGTGTCTCTGGCTTCGACGTAATTCCAGCCAACAGTTCTTGTGGAATCGCTGTGTTCGCCTGCGGCATCGGACCGGGCGCCGTTGGTCCCTGGGGATTCGGCTGCTGCGGGTTATGGGTGCCGGCGATCGGGGATACGCTGCCGCGCGAGTGGTGGGGGATACGAGGAGATTTCATGTGCCAACATCCTTCAAGCCCTTACCGGCGCCGATTGTGATGCCGCCGACTCGATTCGTTTGTGGGATCGTGCCACCCTTCTGTCGCGTCATTGGAGCGGAGGCCACATCCTCGTCGCGGTGGAGGACGTAGGGTGTGGGGCGACCGCCGCCGATCGGAGACTCGGAGCCGCGGACGCTGTGGGGGGTACGGTAGGATTCGGTGCGGTCGGCAGTACCCTGAGATTTCATGTTATGCTCCCACAGTTGTCTTTTTATCGTATACGGAGATGCCGCCGTCGAGCGCTTGTATCACCTTGCCGAGACGCATCGAGGCATCCTCGAGATGACGGTAAGCGAGCATTACATTTGCAATAGCTTCACTATCAGTCATCCCAACTTTCATCGCGAGTACATCGGTGGCGGCATCTTTAATCTGTGTGCGGCAATCGTTGGCTTTTTCGATACTCATTCCGTTCTCCTATACGGGCTGTACCACGATCATCAAGTCGAATCTGCGACGATTATTCATCAGGATCACTTCGAGCGCCCGTGCCAAAGCGGCGACTGCGACTCGAGCCGACAGCCCAGCCGCTTCATAAGGGTTATACTCCGTGACGTACATCGGCGCTGGAACGTGCTCGCCGCCAGCCATTTCATTCGGCATTACGGGATACGCGAACGTAATCGCCAAAGCGTCGGCCCAATCGGGTGAAGGGATACCACGCCGCCTCATATCTTCTTTCCGCTCGAGTTGAATTTCGTCGCGTGCATTGAAGCCGTATGAGGGGCCAACGAGTTGATCGCGTAAGTCGTCATTGTCCTCAATCATCCCACCGAGGAGCCATGCCCGCATTGTTCCCCAGATCTCGGCGCGTTTATTGGCATATCGTTCGCCCTGCGTCACGAGGTCGGAGCGGTCGGCTTTTCCTCCGAACTGAACGCCCAACACAAAAAGCCGGAGTTGGCGACAGCGGTCAACCACGCCGCCGCCCACACCTCCCTCGTCGATAAATACAGTATCGGCCCGGAGGGTTTGAGCGGTCTCAATAACACGGCTGGCAACCTGCATTGTGTCGAGTCCGCGCAACCGCACGGCAGAGTATGATCGGGCATCTCGTCCCTTCCTCACGACAATTACGGTCTCGTCGTCGCCGAACCGCGCCACATCCACGCCGATAATGAGAGGGTCGAAGGTTTGTGACTCGGTATCTCGCGCCCGTGCTTCGGCCACCACCGCTGCTGAGATAAATTCTATAGCGCCGACTCGTGGGAACTCGCCCTTAACACGAACTCGGAAATAATCGCTGTCTTCCCCGTAAGCGTCCGCAAGCTCTCGGAGACGGTCTTTATTCGTAAAACTAATTGATCGTGAGTCAACTTGACGGGATATCCAAGAGGCGGCATGGCGACCACCCGGAAAGCATTCTCGGAACCGACCAGTAGATCGGGTTGGATTTCCAAATACCAGCCACAGCCGCTCCGTATCTGCATCCGACATAAATCCTTCTGAGGTCTCGAAAATGATGTCGGGGATGGCGCTGCCTTCGTCGTATAGCATAACGACGCGGCGACCTTGGTTGTGCAAACCGGCGAATGCCTCGGGATTGCGTTCGGACCAAGGGATCATATCGGCGCGCCACGTCTTGACGTGATCCACATCGATCGAGAGGAGGGATGTAGCCTCGAGTTTGAACAATGGACGGGCGACACAGAGGCGGTACCATTTCGCGAGTTCGGGCCACGTTTTCGTGCGGAGTTGCGACTCGGTGTTCGCGGTGACGACAACGCGTGTGTCGGTTTCGGTGCTGAGGGACCACAGTATGATCCAAGAGATTAACGCGGACTTGCCAATGCCGTGGCCCGAGGCGACCGCAATCGCTACCGCTTTATCGGGGCTGAGACCGTCACGAATGAGTGTGAGGATCTCCGCTTGCCATACCTCGGGACCAGATGCACGTGACAGTTCCCCCTCACCCCAAGGGAATGCGTGTTGGACGAAACCGAGTGGATCGTTGTGGTACAACGCCAGCCCCGATAACAAATCATCGAGTTCCTTGGCGTCGAGATCAACCATGCTCGAATACCCACAGGAAGAAATAATACGATCCGAAGTGGATTAAGGCGCCGATAATACCGGCTTCGTCGATAGTCACTTACGGGCGCCGATTAACGCCGGGTCGCGGACGGTCGGGTCGAAGGGGCGATTCGCCAACAGCGTGCACATCTGGCGCAAGGTCGCGATTTGTTGGGATATACGGAACCACTCTGGCTCGGATCGCATGAAACCCATTTGCCGACTGGCTGCGGTGGCGATCGACAGGGCCTCAACGAAATTGTTGAACGCCTCTCGTTCGTCCATTTGGGCGGCGACGTAACCGAGGGAGCTGCGCGCCATCAATAATCCCCCGCCCACGATTTGAGTATCATAAACACGATAAAGACGCAAACCACTGCGATCGCGGCGACGATTGTATCCGGGTCGAAGCCAGAGTTACACCGCATCATCCCGCCTCCGCTGATTCAATCGATCGAGCCGCTCCCCAATCCCGACCGATTTATTAATCGAAATGGAGCGCGTGATCGGCGCATACCCTGCGCGATCTAGCATATCCTTGGTCACTTTCCCCAGTGTCTCGTTATCGATCGTTTCCGGGTTGTCCTCAAGCCGCTCCCGCAATTCCTGCATCAGGTCGGCGGCGAGGCCGACGATACGGCCCTCGAGGTCGAGAATCGCTTCGTCGTGCGTCCGCTCGTAATGCGCCATGAGGTCGCGGAACGATGGATCGCGCTGGAGGATCGAGATACGGGAGATACTGTACCCCGTTGCCAATGATGCTTGCTGCGGAGTGAGACCGGAGGCGATGGCGCGGGCGAGGGCGTGATGCGAATCGCGGAGCCGTTTGACGGTTGGCGGCGCGGCGACCGTTTCCTCCAACAGATCGGATTCGGTGAGGGGCCGACTCTCGCCGGCGATTTCAAGATCTAATGCCATAACGCCTCCTGTGTACCATAGGAACGCCGGCATGTCAATGATGTTCCCTTGAGGATACACACGCCGCTGTATCGATGTGGTGTGAGTGAGTGTGTATTAAGTCCCAAACTCGCACAAATTTAGCGAGTGGGGGTATCGTCCATCTCGGCCCCGGTGCGGCGAAAATGCCACTCGAGCCGTTACAATTTTTCGAGGGTTGTTACACAATTTATTTTGACAACGGGCAATGGCGGCGGTATGATGCTCTCACGATGATTGATGGAGGTTGGTTATGCGGTATGGATCACGGCGGGCGTTCTACACGTCACGCAATCTGCAACGCGAAAACGTAACACGCGAGCGACGCGAGGGGGCGGAACGTGAACGCGAGGAGCGTGAGATGCGCGAGCGTGTCGAGCGTATGCGGGCGAAATTGGCGCCGAAACCGGAGTAATCCGGTCCAGCCGTAGGCCACGTATCGGTTGCTGATGAGGCACCGTGGCGTAACGCGATGGAGAACACGATGATCGTTAACGGTACGACACAGGTTACAGTCCCGTTGGGGCGTGGCGGCAAATATGGCTCAATGGCCGTGGATGTCGATCGGTTCAATGATACCGTCGAACAGCACGTCTACATGTATGGCCTGCGCCAAATCCTCAACGACGCAATGGCCGACAAGACCGACGACGACGGCAACACGCTCCCAACCGATCAAATCGTCGCGAAGGTACAAAAGCGGCTCGATGCGTTATACGCTGGCGAGTTGCGGGTGCGGAATGGGTCGGCTGCAGAGCCGGTTGATCCGGTGGAGCGTGAGGCGTATCGGATCGCGCGTGAGAAGATCGAGGAACAGATGAAGTCGATTGGTCACTGGCCGAAGAAGGGTACGGATAAGTTTGGGCGTGCAGTCATGGCGCGGATTGTCGAACGCAAGCTGGATCATACCGTCGAGAGTTATATCGACACATGGCTCGTCGCCAATCCGAAGGTCATGACGGCAGCCAAGCGCATTGTGGCCGAACGGGACAAGGCCGACGAAACCGCGATGGTGTGACACGACGCCCTGGGCACGGCGATAAACTGCCCAATTCGATGGAGGATATGTGTGTATACGTTGATGGTCAACCAATACACACATATCCTCTACCACTCCCTCAATACCACGCCGCTCCCCTGCCCAGCTCCCTCTCCATTCGCCACAGCTCCCCTAAAATCTAGTAATCGAAGAAAGGGGTCTAGGGGTATCTCAAATTGGTTTTTTATTTTTTTTTTTTTATTAGAAGCTAGAACAGGGGGGAGACACCCATCAATTCACTTACTAGATTTTAGGACAGCAGACGCGCACACAGAGACCATACAAGGATGTTGACGCGGTATTGGACCACATGATAACATGGATATATTGATAACGGAGGATACACATGCCACTCAAAGGACCACAGGCGTACAAAGATATAACGCCGTTGTTGATGTCGGCGCTTCATCGCGGCGGCTGTCAGGTTGATGCGGGATCAACAGCCGCCGCGATAAAACTCGTACAACGAATGAATCAATTCCGTATCTTGGATCGTAAGATAAACCACGACGCAGCATGTCGGCGCGAATTACCCTATGTCGCCGCCGACAGAGAAATGGAGCTGTCGCTTCGTAATAATCTCTATTACCTCAAATCCGACTTCGACGATTTAATCTTTAAACGGCGGGACAGTATCGTGCTCGTAGAGATGCGTGGTATGCCTTATAAATCGGTTAAAACACTCGATGGCGAACCAATGCAAATCGAACCGTTCGAGATACCTAATCCGTATAAAGAGCATGAGACCAAAACGTGGACACCAATAGCGTCGGATGGTACAACGCGGCCACCACGCGAGAAATTCAACCCCAACAAACCACTCTCATTGTTGGACGATGAATGCTGAATATGGCACTTGACATTGACAACGGACAATGATACAATACGTGGTAAATGGAGCACCCAATGCATGAAGTCCCCGATATTCTCGGCCGCGCCCTCACCGAGCCTATCACGCTCTCATTCGGCGATCATGTCGAGGCGAAGAATTGGGTGTTCCGCGCCCACAACTACATTCGCCGCCACGCCCCCGAGATGCGACAATTGATGATTACGAGGTCAGGACCAAACGTCCGCGTGCGGGTGCCACATTTTACCATCCAGGGAGAAACGCGATGAAACACAAGTGGGTCACACCGCCAATTGGCGGCCAATACATCGAGGGATTCGACTTTGATATTGACTGGCGCGAGGCAGTCGCAACAACGCCAGATCCAGATGAATACGGGTTGGCGATTAGGGATCGCGAGGATTTTCAATCGGATCGCTCGATGCGTCGGCGGTCCATGCGCCGGAGGTTTCGGCGATGATCTCGATCGACGCACCCTCCCACGCCGTAGCTATCTGGCTCGAAGGCGACAAGATCATGGTACGGTTCCCAGATCGACAACTCGTGATGTACGACTCTCCAATCCAACTCATGTTGACGCTGCAGCACCGCGCCGACAGTATTAAACGGAAGCGGCCAATGACTGTCGGCACCGAGGCCGCTCCGGTGCAATACGATATTGACACTGTAGCGCTGGCATTGAAAGAGGGTGCAAAGGTCAACGGTCATGAGCCCACTAAATGGGATGAACTCGTGAAACAGGCGGGCGATCGCGTTCGGAATAAAGCCGACGCACAACGCAAGCGCCGATTGAACGCCGATGCGAAGCGAATACAACGGAAGGAATACGCCGACACACTGGCCGCTGCCGGCCTCTAATCCCGTGTTAATCTCCTGGCTCCGATCCTGGCGCCAGATAATGGAGGGTAATGATGCGTAAACCACTCGCCACCAAAGCACAAATCGCCGCCGTTGCCGAATCGTTCCGCGACGAGTTGGCGCGACTACATCAACAGATGGGTTGGCCGAAGTACAAAGATTCCCGCCTCCATCTCATCGTCACATTCGGCGAGACACCAAAGTGGGAAATCCAATGCAATCCGGGTTCGACCTACGGCGAAACGATTAAGGGTTCAGATCTCGAAATAGTGATGGATGAGGTGTACCGTCGCCTCGGATATCAGGATCGAGAGGAGGCGCGGATCGCCTCCTCTATGCGCGCCCTCACCGATGATCGCCACAATATCGATGGTATTGCCACCACACCACGAGCGGACGACATTACGTTCTAACACAGCTTAAAGCTCGATCCGTGCGGTTGGGCTTTTGGGTGTGTTAGAGGTGTTGAATGAGTGAAAGGAGCCGAATTATGGAACGGCAGCAAGCCATTGCGCGCGATAGCACCTTACGCGATATGCTCGCCCAAAGAACTAATTTGTTGCGGAAATTAACGGCTCTTGATACGCGAATTCAGATGTTCGTGGACGGGAAAATTGGATGCGAAGAAGCACGTCGCGACGATATTGCGCTCGACACCCAAATTTATGGATCGCTCGGCGATGAACCCCGCGACTGACCCACGCGTTCAAGAGGCCCTATCGCGGCGGTACAGCAACGATATCATCATGCTGCTGCCGCTGCGTGATGGCTCTATCGCGGTGTTTAATGCGGCGCGAGAACTCTGCGGCTTCGTACCCGCTCGATGGGCAGATTTATCCGAAATCGAGCGGATATGGCACCCACCAGCACCCGCGCCGACCACACACAAATCTCCCGTTGACCTCAATGATTTGGAGCTGCTGTGATAGCGGAAGAAATTGATCTTGAGGCGTTAGGGCTTTTCGGTCCGAATGCGTGTTGTCTCACTTGTGAGAAAGAATTTAAAAAGAGAGTACATAACCAAAAATATTGTTCCAGGAGATGCCTTGATATTTCAAAGATAAGAGAAAGAAAATATCGTAGAAATACCGATAGAACCTATAAAGAGTACGATAACTTAACTCAGAGATTATGGTATGCAAAAAACAAAGAACATGCAGTATCTAGAAACAAGCGTTGGCGTGAAAACAACAGAGATAAAGTATTAGAATATGATAAGCGTAGGCGTGACAAAGAAAAACACGATCCAATTGTTATGGAACGTAAGTGTAAAGTTCATAGACGCTGGCGTGAAAATAATCCTGAAAAAGAAAGAATACGATCTGCGAAAGAAAAGCGAATACGTGCTTTCATTCGGCAGCTTGTCGAGTCCGGTGAGTTACCCAATCTCCAGGAAGTTCTCGATGCGAAAATGCGAGCTGTAAAACAAAGGCGGATGCACGCTTTTATCCGTCAACTCATCGAATCTGGTGAATTCCCAAACCTCAAGGAGATCCTCAATGCAGTCGATTAATGAACAACTAACCGCCATCGTAAAGAAATACAAAACGTACTCGTCGCGTCTCGCTCAAGTGCGAAAGCAAGAAAACGCCGACGAACTAATCACCGAATTGCTCTCTAAAGGCTTTTTGTATTACAGTGGCCAAGAGAGTTATGTCGAGCGGAGAGAAATTAAACATGATCAAGAGACGCAAAAGAAACGTCGCCGCGAATTAGATGATGAAATGCGCATATATGTCAAAGCTACTGTCTTCGACTGGCGTATGAAGGCAATTGGTAAGAATCTCGGCGCCTGCACTCGCTCCGATCTGAATACCGAGATAGTTAGGGAACAAGCAATCGCCGCCGGCCACACGAGAAATATACTCTTTTACGAGGAAGTAGCGTCGAATCTCCACGATGACAAGATGCCAGTCGATTCGCTCCCACTCCCGCTGGTAGAAGAAATTCGCGACCGCATCTATAATAAATATAACAAGCCCTCTAAAGAGGAAGATATACATGCCCCCATCTGACGCAGCCAACGCCGCCCAATTCGCCGACGAGATCAACCGTATCGTTCCACTCCTCCGCATCGCCCTCGCCCATACCCCCTTTCGCGACGATGCAATAGTCTCCGCGATAATGGTCTACGCGGGCGAAAACCTTCGGGGCCAGCGGTTCCCTAACGAGCAGTTTAAACAACGTTGTATCGAGCAATGTATCATGCTGTTTCGGCAGGCGTGTGATAGAGCGGGACCGGTGATTTCGCCACATGGGAGGGTACAATGAAGCTCTGGCTGCTACGTCTAATAGATGAAAATGCTGAAACAGATAATCCGTGGAATCCTTGGTACGATAAATGCTTTGGATTCGTGATATGCGCTGAAAACCAAAAAGAGGCGCGCGAATTAGCTCACAACGATGCAGGCGATGAAAATCGCGGTGAGTTTTTAAGACAAAAAATAGCCGACACAAAAGGACCGTGGCTAGATCCAAAATATTCAACCTGTATTGAATTAACTGCCGGAGATACCTCAATAATTATAATGAAGGATATGCAAAGTGCATAACCCAACCGAAGAGCAGCAGGCAATTATCGACTTCGCCCGCACCCACACCGAGAATCTCTGCGTTAACGCCTTGGCCGGCGCGGCGAAAACGACAACGCTCGAAATGATCTGCCACGCTGTAACCAACATCCCGATCCTCGCGCTTGCATTCAACAAGCGTATCGCGGACGAGATGACCAAGCGGCTTCCATCTCACGTTGAATGCCGCACCATGAATGCCTTAGGGCATAGGGTGTGGGCTCAGGCCTGCGGCCGCAAGCTTGTGGTCGATACGGCGAAGATGGGAGATATTGTGCGCCGCCTCATCGACGAACTCCCTCGAGCGCGGCAGGGTGAGGCGTGGGAGGATTTCGCCGACACACTCCGTTGGCTTCGGTACGCCAAACGGGATGGTTGGGTTCCTGATAAATGGATTAAAGCAGGAACACCAATAGTTTTTGCACGAGATTGGCTTGAATCATTTGACGAAGAGCCAACTGCTTTACAGTATATCCTTATTGATGGAGCGATGACCGAATCGATACGGCAGGCGTACGAAGGCAACATCGATTACGACGATCA